GATTTGGTCGACTTCATCGTCCGACTCAGCACGATGTTCGTCCTGTTAGGCAGTTTCTTGCTGCGTTGCGGCAGGGATTGTCGGGTCTTCCGGCCCATCACCACGGTCTTACCGGTCGTCATGTCCTTGAAGTGTTGTAGGTCTCCTCGGTCGTGCCACGGCAGCTTCCCGTTGACCCCTATGATCCCAGACGTCGACTGCGCCCAAATGAAATGCACGTGAAACATCGTGTCTCTCCTCTCGTGTGCGGTGTATTGGCTGATACGAGGACTCTAGCAGGGCGAGCTGGTGTGCGCAAACTTGACTTCCGCCCGTATGCGAGTTACAGTCGAACCATCGAACTGTCGGACTAGAGAAAGGACTTCTCATGCTTCTTTATTTCATCGCCGTCCCCGTCGCATTCCTCGTCGCACAGGGGTTCTGGACCCTCATCGCCTACATCATCACGTGGTGCGGCTTCCCCAGAGCCGGAGCCGTCGTCTTCTGGGTCTCCCTCGCCTTCACATCCCTCGGCGCGATCTCGGCCCTCGCCGCCTTCGCTTGGACCCAGCACCAGCTTAACCTCATCGCGGCTTGACGGGGCTTGTTCAGCGTGTACACTGGTTGCTAACAGTAACTCAACAGAGAGGAGAAAACATGTTTTCATGGAACCTGATCGGACGGATGTTCGCCGGCTGGTACGGAACCTGCCGTCTGTTGGGCCGGACCTGGATCTGCTAGCCGTCGGCCGATAGATGAGAACCCCGCTGCTTGAAGGCAGCGGGGTTCTTCTTATGTTATGCGTTAGGTTACTTATTCGGCGTTGTCGCCAGGAACGGAACCACCTTGTGCAGGAACCGGTCCACCGTCTTCGTGTTGAGCAGCCACTGTGCGCACACCGTGACAAGCCCCCACACAGTCGCCGTGATCGTGTCCGCCAGGTCCGCAGGCAGAGTGATACCCACCTTGGCGCCCCACGCGGCCAACACGCCGATAAGGCTAACCACGAACGTCCGGATAATAGACCGCGCCTTATGCTGAATCTGCGTCGGCACGAGCTCGTCGAAGTGGTAAGCGTTCTTCCTGTTCGGATCCGCCAGGCCGCCATCCCCCTGTGGCAGGCCCCCCGTCTCCACGGTGTGCGCAGCCGCGGAGAACGCCGCTGCCTTCTGCTCGTCCGTCAACGTGGGGGTGTCCAGGTGCTTGGGCCCTGTGGGTGTTTCCTGCGTCGTCACTTAGCGTCGCCCCCACTCTTCACGTCTTTCAGCGTATTCTGGATGTCGTTCAGCTTGTTGATCGTCTCCTCAAGCGCGGCGTGGCTCGCAGCCGGGTAGCCGAAGCCGTACCCCGGCACCGTCAAGTCGGTGGCGATCCTGTTCACCGTCGCCGTCATAGACTCCACGGCCTGCGTCAGGTTAGCCGCAACCTCCTTCAGTTCCGCGATGGAGTTCTGCGTCGCCTGGGGGTAGCCGAAGCCCTGGCTCGGAACCTTGATGTTCTCGTACAGCCAGCTGAGCATGTTGTGCTCGTCGGGTGTCAACTCGTCTCCTTTACTAGTGTTGTCGTCTTGGTTGCTGTCTTGAATATAACGTTTGACGATGATGATCGTCGCCGAGCCCGTCAGGGACCGGTCCGACAGCGAATGCAGTCTCGGGCCTCTGCCCGGTCCGCCGTGCCCCCACGTGTACATGCCCCCGGCATAGAGCTCGACGTGGCTTATCCGCCCCGCGAAAGCACCCGAATGCCAGCCCATGCAAATGATATCCGCCGGCTTCATGTCGCTTAGGGGTAGGTCCCGCCAACTCGTCGCCGACGCCACTGTGTACGCGTCCGGGTCCGACGCTATGTTGAAACTCCGCTCGCCGATCTGGATATTGGCGCACTGCCTGTAGGCCTGCGCTATGGTGCTGGAGCAGTCCCCCCAGCCGTAGCGCTCCGGGTCTTTGCGGCGGTAATCGTTCGTGTAGCCGAAGTCACCGTCGTGCTTCGCCATCCACGCCACAATGGCGTTACGCTGCACATCAGCCTGCGTCATCCGTCTCCTTTCCGTTAATGAGAAGAGCCTTCACCTCAGTATACGGCACGAAAGCAGCCCTGTCGGGCCGGGGACTGTGCGCCGGGATCTTCCGTCGCTTCGCAAAGTCGTAGCCCTCCCCCTGCTCTATGCGCACAGCGGGCGAATCACGGTGGGGCAAGTGAAACTCCACCCACCCCTCATCCACATGGCGCACAGCGAAAGGGTAGCCGCGTATGAGCGGCCCGTCGTTGCCCGGCACGGTGCGCCACGCCGCGTCGATCAGGGACTGCAGCGCATCCAGTTGCGCGTTGAACTCCTCGATCTCGTCGTTCGCATCGCCCCGCGATATCGCCGCCCCGTCCCGCGTCGGAAACGGCGGGTTGAAGCCGCACAGTGACCGGGAGGCCGGCCGATAGCGTTCCTCGAACACCGCGGCGGCCCGGTTGTCCAGAGGCATCTTCCCCGGTTCCCGCTTCGTGTACGCCGTATAGGCGTCCTCCTCTGCATACGTGAAACTCTCTGTTCTGTCGTGGTAGCCCTCTTCCATGCCTAGAACCATACCACCCCCTGAGGCGGGTAGCCCGTCGCGTGCAGGTCCAGCGGGTCGTAGTCAGCCGGGGACGGTCGAAGCTGAGGTCGCTTGGGCGTCGCATGCCACATACTGGTGAATCGCACACGGGCATCCTCCGCATAGAATGCCGGAATGTGCGGGGGCAGCGGCTTTTCTTCGTCGACGACAGTGGTCAGTAGGGAGGATTCCACGAAGATGTGGAACACATTTCTAGCGGGGGCGAGGCGTGCTTTGTTGCCCGCTTCGGAGTTCCGATTGGCCGGAACGATGTCATTTTGCAGGTCGGTCGGGGTCGTCCCCAGCGGATATTCGTGGCAGGCTTTGATGAGGACAGAGTAAGGGTTGACACTCGCTTCGTCTGCGTTGTTGCTCTCCGTGTTGTGCGGCGGGAACTTGCGGGGGTCGGCGTCTGTGTTGGATTTCAAGAAGCGCTGCCCGCCCTTGTACGAGGGGTCTTGCTTCGACACCTCCCAGCCGTTGGGCTTGAGGCATAAGGCGTAGAAGCGGAAGTTGCTGTTGCTAGTCGGGCTAGGGTCGTAGGGGTGCGTCGGATCCGGGCTGAAGCACCACAACAGCCAGCCCACCTCCCACGGGTTAGGGAGGGATTGGGGATTTTGCGGTGTCGGAGGGGTATTGTCCTTGTTGCGCAGTTGGGCTGTGGTGACGATATTCGCCGAGAAGGAATACACCACCTGGAGACGGTTATGGTGTGTCGGGTCCGGGTCTGTAGAGGGTACCGGCACCCGCTCTATCTTGAGCAGGGGCGTGAGGGCCTCGATGGGGCTTGCCAAGCTAGCCGCTGTAGCGCCCAAGGGCTGGTCCAGGTTGGGTTTGGGGGGAGGCGGCGGTGTCAGTAGGAGCGTCGAGTCATAGGGGGGTGTCGGGTTAGGCGTTATCGTCGCCTCGTTGTAGATCTTCCTTATGCGCACAAGGGGGTGCTGAGGGGGCAGTGGGCTTGTCATGCCACGATTTTATCTCGTCGTCGTGTCGGCGCACAGCACACTGGATATCGTCCAATTGGCGCGTGTGCGCATGGACCAGGTCCGTGAGTGTTTGGGTGTTGGACTCTATTCGGTCTATAGCGTCGCGTAAGGAGCTCCCATGGTTGTTTTCCATGTCCTGTTTTACGCTAAGGACCTTTCTATTGGTCTTAAGTGACGTGTAAAGCGTCGCAATAGCGGTTATAAGGGCGCCTAAGCCTACTGCTGGCGCCCCTAGAAGGCGGTCTAAGACGAGTATTATATCGTGCACGGGTCTTATTATAGCGGTCATACTGCAGTATGATGTTCCAGTAATGGAAAATAGCGATTAATATATGCGGTTGGGTCCCCCCATGCAAATCGACCCACCCATCCAAAAATTCCAACTTTTCCCACCAAAAATACAAGTAGCCCCTAGGACGTTAGTCCTAGGGGCTACTTTTCCCACCACTCCAACTTGTATTACTTACCCTACCGTACCGTAGCTTAGAGCTTCCACCATCACACAGACGAACCATCCGCAGTACATCAGTCCAACTATTCCAACCCATATCTTAGTGAGAGTGATTCTCAATAGCGCCTCCCTCCCCGGGCGCCGCCTTCGGCGGCGGCCCGATTCCGTTTCACGTGAAACATCACTACAGTCCGACCGCTCGACGGGCGTCGCCCAGCGTCTCCACTTCCCCGGCGCCGTCGGGCGGCTCGACCTCGCCGAAGGCCGGCCACAGTCGGTCTCGGACTACGCCGCCGTCTCCGGCCCGGACCACCACGCACCCGTCTTCGACGGTGAAGGCCCGCCTCGCTGTGCGCCGCCCCCACGCCACGGCGTCGGCGACGCGATCGCATTCGAGCACGGTCAGCACTCGGGCCAGCGCCTTCGGAGACGCCACCCGGAGGGCGTCCATGCAAGCCTCGGACATCGCCGTGTGCGCGTAGACGCTGCCGCAGTGCTCAAGCACCGCAGTCCGCATCAGGTCCCAGATGCCTTCGGCATCGACGGGATCCTCCGGGTCATCGGCGCCGGCGTCTTCCCGCCAGAGGTCCATCCGCGTCTCGGCGTCGGCGCGGTCCCAGACAGTGGCCACGACGTCGTACTGGATATCGTTCCAGGTCTGTTCGATTTCGGATGCGGCCTCGCAGTATTCGTCGTCTTCGAGATCCCAGTCGGCGTCGAAGAGAAGCTCGATCCCGTCGTTCAGTTCGATGCCCCGCTCGGCGAGGACGTCGATCGCGGCGTCGAGGACGTCTTCATCGGCGACGGCTGTCAGGTAGGGGTAAAGGTGCATCGGAGTTTTCCTTTCTCTCTCGTTCCGATGGTTCCAGTCTAGCGGGCTCTGGGCCCGAAGTCAAGCCCGAGGGCCTGTGGTATATCGCACAGTCAGCACCAGTCGAAGAAGCACTGCAGCGACGTCGGGAGGTGCTCCACGAGGTCCTCGCAGGTGGACATGAGCCCGTAGAAGGCGTCCCAGGCGGCGGCTGCGAAGTCGAGCCAGGTCATCGCTCAAGCCTCCCATCCGCGGTTCTGACGGCGGCTCCGGCGTCGAGCGCGCTGGCGCTCGCGGTCTGCCCGGAGGCTGGCGACGAAGTCCGGGACGTCGATTTCGGGGATGAAGGTAGTGGTGTTCATCAGCTGGTTCCTTTCTCTCGTCTTCGCTGATATCTCTAGTCTAGTGGCTACCGAGCGTCTGCGTCAAGCCCGATGTTTGTGACTTGCCACACAGTCAGGCCCAGCACCGTCGGCTCGTCCCGGATGCCCGCGTAGGCGTCCCAGCGGCCGAGGTCTTCGCCGGCGCCCCAGCCGGCTAGGAGGCCGGCTGCGAGGGCGACGGCGGCCCAGAAACGCCTCACCAGGCCCACCCGCCTACGTCGTCGCGCACACGAAGCTCGACGCCAGTGGTCCGGCGGCAGGTCACCTGGCGGACGGCGTTGGCGGCGTCCGTAAGCTCGGCTTCCAGGTGCCGGACGACGGCGTTGGCGGTTTTCCAGGTGTTCATCGGAGTTTTCCTTTCTCTCTCGTTCCGATGGCTCCAGTCTAGCGGGCTCTGGAGGGGCTGTCAAGCCCCTCCAGAGTGGGGTATCTCACATTTCCACGCCCCAGTCGGCGACGGCGCTGCGGAGGGTCGGCCAGGCTTCGGTCTCGCCGCACTCGCGGACCTGGACGGCGCCGTCGGCGTAGACGGTCAGCGTGCCGTCGGGGGTATCCGCCTGGACTGCGCCGTCGGGCAGGACGAAGGCGAGGCCTCCGAGCTTCTCGGTGAGCGACTTCGCCAGGGCCTGGCTGTAGGGGTAGGTCATCGGAGTTCCTTTCTCTCTGTTGTTCCGATGGCTCCATCCTCGCACAGCCCGAGGCGCCGTGTCAAGCCCCAGCGGTGTGTTCTATGTCACATTTTCATGGTTGCTCGAGAGCCCCTGGAAAATGTATTTTTCATGGTTGCTCGAGAGCCTCGAGAGCCCCTACAAGTGTGGTGTACTTCACATTGTGATGTTTCTCACATGGTTGCTCGAGAGCCCCTCAGAGTGTGAGATTGCTCACATGGTTCCTCGAGCTAGGACTTTAGTCCAGATTTCGGAAAATGTGAGCAATCTCACATATCAAGTTCCGGGATTTTCGCAACACCGACGTTGCGTAATTGCTCGGGGCCGTCTCCGGGGGGCGCTGCGCACACCCCCCGGCCTTCGGGGGCACCCCTCAGGCTTCGAAATCGCCGCTCTGGGGGCCTGAGGGGCCCTCCCGGTAGGGTGGCCTAGGCGGGGCCGTCTGCGGCGATCTGAGGGGCCTTCTCGGGCCTCTGAGGGGCGTCTGCGGGCATGGGAAGGCCCCCGCCGGAGCGGGGGCCTTCGGGTCAGCCTTCGAAGTCCGCCAGGACGTCTGCCAGGTCTGCGGTGTAGTAGCCGCCGAGTTCTTCGAAGAAGTCGATTTCGATGTCCATTGGGGTTTCCTTTCTCTCTTTCCCCTTGTTGTACCTCCATTCTATCAACCGCCACCCCCCCGTGTCAAGCCCCAGCGGTGTGTCCTTCGCCACATTTCCAGGCACCATACGCCACGGTAACCTACCTCGCAGTAACCTTCGTTGACATAGCAGTAGGTTACCCCTACGAAGCCGTAACCTACTCCGCAGTAACTTACCACCCAGTAACCTACGTAACCGTAACTTACCACGGGGTAACTTACGGTTACGTAGGTAAAGGTCGTCATTAAACGTTACAAAGAAGCCCCTTTTCGAATTTCGGGGGCAGGTTTCGGGTACAAAGAGGACCATTTTCGAATTTCGGGGCTCAAAGATAAGGGAAATTAGAACGGCGGTCGGCGGAACGGACAGTCCCGAGGCGCACACCACACAGCACCGGGCGGTTGAGCGGCACCCCCTCAGACGCACGAGGATCGATTCTGAGGCGATTTCGGCCCCCGACCCAAGCGACCCTACCAGGGCGCCCCTGAAAACGCCTCAGAGGGCAACCTCGTGATCCTGAGGCGCAACTGGGCCCGCAAGGAGGCGCACACCCCAGGCGCACAGCCCCCCGCAGCGGAAGCGTGTGAAGGATGTGACAAAACTGAACAGACGCAAAACACGTTGTTCTCAAACAGCATCAAACGTTAAGAAGTCCGGATTCAGCGGGGGTGGGATCCGCTTCTACATAAGGCATACATACCTAGATAACAGTAGAGTTATAGGTTCAAAGGTATAGAATTAAGGAAATTATCTTAATGGTATAGATATACAGATATAATGTGTTAGTAAGTTGTGTAGGGGTGGTGTATGAGGAGTATGACTCGTCCTTATTTCGACATATAGCGAAATTGCTAATACGTTCAGTCCTGAATGATTCAATTTTGAACTACTTTTGCCTTTATGACCGAGACACTGTGTCTCAACCCCTCTGAACCCGCGACATCTCGCCGATCTGTGTGGTGTGCGCAGGGTCAGGTGCGCGCGGGCGCGTGATTATAACACAACCCCTCACAACACTAATGTGACCAAATTCACATTCGACGATTTGACTTGAAATCGATCCGCCTGTACGATAAAAATCGAGTTGAAATCGATCACGCAATGTGAGTCGAAATCGATCGAAAATACATTTTCGAGTGAGAGGAGAAATCGAAATGAAACGGATTACCGCGGCAATCGAGGTCGCCGATGAAAATCTGTGTGCGCAAGACCTCCGTGCGCGAGCTGAAATGGAATACGGAGTGAGAATCGTTCTCAATCCAAACTATGCCGACAGACTGGTGCTGGTCATCCCCGACGCGTCAGCCGAAAACGCAACGCTGAGGAAAGCGCTCGAACGCTTCGGCGTGACGACCGCCACCCCCTCCTCCCTGTGCGATGTACTGTGCGACCCCGCTGCCGACCCCGCTGCCGCGCCCCGGAAGCGCTTGCGGCTCATGTTCCGCGAGTTCAAATCGAATCCGCTGTCGGGCGTGGACCTGCGCGGAAAGGACCCGGCAGACCCCGACAAAAGAGCCCGCAAACTCCGAGCGAAGCGCTTCAAGGAAGACTTCTACGAATCTTTATCCGAATTCATAGCGGCCAACCCTGAGCTGAGCTACAAGGACTATTGGGATGCAGACCGCCGCCCCTATGAGAAGCAGTGGCCCGAGTACCGCAAAGCGGTCAAGAGAGCGAAGGAGATGAGTGTGAAATGACGCGCTATACGATGCCCGCACGCTCGCAGGGCAATCTGTATATACAGCACGCAACGGCCCGCCTCTCCGAAGAAGACGTTCACACGTGGCCCTCCCAACGGCTGGACAGCTTCTACTGCGACTTGCAAACTGCATACATGTCGCACGTCGCCAGACCCGTGCAAGCCAGGACGCACATCGTGCTGCACTATCCGCCGGCTCCGACTGCCCGCGCCGAGGGTGACGAAATCATCTCCGTAGGCTTACAGGGCTCGAACCCTCGGGACGCCGTGAAGGCCCTGATACAAGCGACGGGGTTGAACCCGCACATGTCTGTGTGCGGGTGGCCCTTCTGCCTAGACGACGTGGGTGGCGTAGACGACATGGAAGGGGGTGCGGTGTAGCATGGCGATCGTGGCCTTTTTCGACATCGCTTTCCTGGCGACGCTTCCGGGCCGCACGATGGAACCCGCCGTGATGGACCGCCACGGGACTGTGCGCTCCGGCTCCACAGTGCTGTACGGCCGTAGTCCATTTGCGCACTCGATATGCGTGCAGCCGAATGAAGACAAACGGAAGCCCTTCACGGTGGGGGTTGTGCGGGTACGCACGACCCCCAGGAAGGCGACGTTGGAGCTGTGCGATAGGCTCTCCAACCACTTAATAGAAGTGGATGCGGTTGCTCGCAAAGACATACCGTTGGATTTCGTGTGCGACTTGGGCTATGGGATAGCGCCGGGTACTGTAATAGACGAGGGGGCTGTGCCCATACCTGATTACCATGTGCTGTGGCCCGGTAAACCCACGACGAACACGGTGTGGACCGCAGTGGAGGACTACACGTGGTTCGAGGCGTTCTCGGAAGAGGGGTTCGCGACGGGGATAGCCTGCACACCCGCCCCGCACATGCATGACAAGGGAAAGGAGCGATAAACGATGGCGACATACATAGCTTTGGAGGGCCCCGACGGCGTTGGGAAATCGACCGTAGCAGCAGCTCTGAGAGAGCTCTTTCACAGCCGCCCTCGGTCCACTTCCTCTTACTCCGCTGTGCGCATACGGCACTTCCCCACGGACACGGTGATTGCGTGTGCGAATAACGGGGGCTATTGCCTGACGGCGGGGGACTACGCGAGGGACATGGAGAACTGGCTCTCCTTCCGACCGGAGCCCGTGCTGTTCCCCAACATTCCGACTTCCGCCTCGAACGGAGAACAGCTGTACATCCTGGACAGGTGGGCGCTCAGCACCGCGGTGTACGCCTATCTGCGAAATGAAAAGATCCCGGAGAACGTAGCGCTCACGCTGGACTGGCTGAACCGCGTTCCGCTGACGACGTTCGTGCTGATGCCCCGCGACCCCTCCGCCCTGACGGACCCGGACTACCCGGACCCCGACGGCTACGACCCCCTCGCGGTGACTGAGGCGTACCGGAAGTTCCTGACGAACGCGTTCGTCGCGGGGGAGCTGTCGAGGTGCATACCGATCGTCGTGGACCCCCCCGTCGACACGCCCGACTCCGTGGCCGCGGAGATAGCCGAATGGACCACGGGCTTACAAAGGGGGATGTGACGCACATCGCACATGGGGCGCTTGACTGCCGCCCCATGTGCGCCTAGGCTGTAATCACCACGGCGGAGAAGCCTCAGCAACATAGAGAAAGGAACGTACTATGGAGACAATCCCTACTATTGACCAGGCCGCCGATTTCTTTGACGCGCACACCGTGGAGCTTTATCCCGATGTTCGAGACAGGGCCGTGCACACGGTAATCGACATTCGATCAGGCGATGGCTCGACTGTACGGTTCTTCAATGCCGCTGAAGAGGAGTTCATGAAACTGCGGTCTGCCGATGTGAGTAAACGGTTTCAGCCGCTTTTCTACGAGAAGATGATGGGTGTGCGCCATGCGGAGGACGGCCGGCTATATGCGATTCTGTCGGATCCTGACCCCGATAAGGAGGAGCTTGGAGCGACGTACGAGGAGCCTGTAGACGTCTTCCCGTTTGCAAACGTGCAGGTGGGCCCGGATTGCGAGTTCGGGAGACGCATCTCGGCGGTGGCGTTGGAGTACGGCCCGACGGCTGTGACGGTGAGTCTGATGGCGTCGTTCGACGAGATGGTTCAGGCCACTCGCCCCTATACGGACGGCGAAATGGATGGGCTGCTTTAACGATAACGACCCGGAACCCCGTGCTCCGCAGGACGAAAGGAGAGAAAGAGCATGATTGGAACGAAGTACACACCTGAGCTGTTGGCGGCCCTGGCTAAGACGCCGCACTTGAGACGCATGGAGATTCCGGCGTCGCCGGACGGACAGAGGATAGCGTCTTATACGAGGCGCTACACGGACGAACGGGATTGTAAGACGACGTTCTTCGACGTCGGCGATGTGGAGTTGGTGTCTACATCGGTGGACTGCGACACAGACGGAGCACGGTTCGGTTCCGTACTGGGCTGTGATGTAGAGAAGGTTACGGTGTCTTCGCGCCCTGATGGGCTGATCGTGTCTTTCGTTGTCGATCTGTGGCCGGAAGAAGGCCTGGATAAGCGGCTTGTCGTCCTCCCCGCCGGTGGTTCGGTGGAGATCAAGTCGGAGGTCGGTGCATTGTCTGTGATCGAGGAGACGCATACTGATGTCGATAAGATTACGTCGTTCTTTGAAGACGCCACTTCGGACGAGCCGTGGCTAGTCATCGTCGAGCCTGTCGAACACGAGTGAGAAAGGAGAAGATACAGTATGCTGTTCTACGATTATGATGACTCCCTGTGCGCATATATTAGGAGTCGTGGTTTCGTGTGCGTGGATGCGAATAGCCCCCGCTTCGACGAGGACCTGCCTGCGCACGTCAGCCTGGCGGTGTGCGACGAGGCTGCTCCGTTCACGAACCCCTACGGCGACGTTCTGTTGGTTCATGCCCGCTTGCCGCATGGCCTATGCTATAACACGGTGTTGCAGGAGCTGGTGCCGGAGGACTGGGCGAACATGTTCACAGTGGAGGGCGGCGAGCGGAACCCGTACACAGAGATGCTGCGCGGCTGTGTAGCGGTGTCGTTGGATTCAGGTGACGAGTTTTTCTTAGGTGACCTGACGTATAACTGCAAGACTAAGACAATCCACTGCGAGCCGGATACAGGTGAGCCGTTCGACATGAAGAAAGACGAGTTCATCCGAACGTTCAAAGTGAGGTGCCTCAAAATATGACGCACAGGGACATCGCCAGAGCTATAGCGGAAGCGTACGACACTGCGTATAGCACACCACTTGTGCGCTATTACCGGGCTGACGGCACGTCGGCGGTGAACACTGATGAAGCGCAGTACATGACACGGTATAACCCGCTGACGAAGAGGCTGAAGGTTATGTTGTACCCACACCGTGACGCCGTCGGGTTGTTCTATTTGGGCGACGACTAGAGAGGAAACCATGGGGTTGAAATTTATTCCGCCCGTTCAGGGCCGTAAGTTTAAAGAGTACTATATCCGTTTCGAGGGTTCAATGTATGGTGTGTTGCACGTGGATAACGAAGCGCACACTGTACGTCTGGCCCCTCTCAAGGAGCTCGATAACGTTCCAGTGTTCGTAGAACCGCTGGATCCGTACAAGCTATACGGTGTGCGGGTGTTCGATTCTTCGAGTCTCCGCATGGTGCTGTGCTTCTTCGACCGTTTCTATGTGATGGTCGGCGATATGCACGTGCTTGAGTTCGACAGTCCTCAGGCGTATATGGAGCATATGCATGTGTCTTTGTACGATGCGGTGTTGTTTCCTTCTATGGCGGAAGACCGGGAGACGAACCCATGGCGGACGCTATCTCGGTCGGATGACGTGGGAACTGTGTGGCTGTGCGATTTCTCCCCGCTGGAGGAAGGCGTCAACCCCGGTCCGGGTAGTAAGTTGAACCGGGTTCTTTGCAGGCTGTGGAGGGGGGTAGACGGCTCCTTGACGCTGAAATCGGCTCGGGGTTCCGCGATCTGCGACATGTGGGAAGAGAACAACTGTTCGACAGGTTCATGGCGTTTGACGTCTGTCCGCAAATACACAACGTCGTAACGGGTAGTGACGCATATCACAGGGCTGGGGCTTGACGGTCCCAGCCCTTTCCGTGTAGGCTGAAGGCGCACAGCAACCGAGATAAAGGACATCGTACTATGGAACTCGAAAAACCACGGGACTACGTGGAGACTTTGAAAAAGCTTGAAGGGTTCCCTTTGATGGGGGATGGAGGTTCGCTTGGTCTTCGCCAGCCTGTCTAGCCACGTAGCGCTTCCTTTGCGTAAGGCGAAAGATTTGGGGTGCAAGGTGGCCCGCTATGGCTTGAACAAGCTCGACGCGCTTGTGGACTACGTGAAGTACAACAACCAGTTCAGGCAGGTGCAACTCTTCGACGAGAACGGCGACGTTATCGCACACGTGGAGCTTAAGAACGTCACTCGGAAGGAATGGCTGCTCGGCGAGCTGTACGGTAAGAACCTGCACAGCTCGATGAACGTCAATCAATACAAGAAATACGTTCTTTTAGCAACTGGCGTGGTGTTCACGGCGGAGGCCGACGGCTTGACGGGCGTCTTCATCCATTGGCCGTCTCTCGACTCGCCCGTGGACCAAATCATCGACAAGGGCAATATGGTGTACATCATGACGGAGAAGGGTCAAGCGGTTGAGTTGATTTTCAAGAACGATGAAAAGGAGGAAAGAGATAACGACTGATGATGAGCTGATGCAGCTGGCCTTCGAAATGCTCGACCCTTTTGTGCGCCTTGGATGGACCGTAGCTCGGGTCGTCGGCGTTTTCGACGCAACGGGCGTGTTTTTCGACAATGGTGCAGCGGTGGCGTTTGATAAGTCGGAGTACCGCATTGTAGGATACCGTGAAGAGGGGATGCCTGCCACTCTCGCTTCTATGAGGCGTGTGAATAAATCGGACGGGTCTGGGGCATGGAGGCTGATAAACGAGGATGGGCACACGGTTCTCACCGTGGGTGACGTGTTCGCGAATCGCGGGGGTACTGACTTCACACTGTGCATATGCTCACAAACAGAAAGAAAACCGGTTGTGGCGTTCAAGATCTATCGGGACGCACTGAACAGGAAGGAGCTGTCTTTTAATGTTATCTGATGGGGACATTCGAGAGTTTGCTTTAAACTACGGTGACGGTAGACCGTTGGTGAGTCCATTCGACGAGGACAACCTGCAGCCGGCGAGCTACGACGTGCACCTGAGCCCGTATCTGGTCGATCCTTTCGACTCGCACCGTCGGGGCTTGATCTATCGAGATGACGCCGTTCCATACTTCGTGCTGCCACCTAACGAGCTGTGGCTGGGGGAAACGTCTGAGTGGTTCAACATTCCTTCCGATATGGCGGCGAAGGTGGAGGGCCGGTCCAGCTGGGGACGCCTCGGCCTGATGACGCACATCACAGCTGGGTTCGTCGATCCTGGTTTCAAGGGGACGATCACGTTGGAGCTTTACAACGTCGGCAAGCACCCGCTGCGGCTGCCTGTGACGCATCATAGACGAGATTCTGCTACGGCAGATGTCGAGCCGATCGCCCAGGTGGGGTTCTTCGACCTCGTGACGGCGAGCGAGAAGCCATACGATGTGCGAGGCCACTATGTGAACCAAAAGGGCCCGACGACGTCTAAGCTGTCGAAGTTCGCGAGGATGCCGGACGCGCAGTAATGGATATCGCTGACATCTGGGGGGGCGAAGAATGGGTCAAGCAGGCGCGCTGCAAAAAGAGCGACATCGGCATGCACCTGTTCTTCGCCCCCCGCGAGGGGGCCGACGTGGAGGACGACCCATACTATGCGCGGGCCAAGTGGGTGTGTTCGATTTGCCCTGTGCGACTCGAATGCAGGGACTATGCGGACCGCGTGGAGAAAGGACAGAAGAGGCTGTTCGGCGTGATAGGCGGGGAGGATTCGTTCGAGCGCCGGGCTAGGAGAGAAGAGGAAGGTAAGCTGTGAGGCAGTTGCTGTACGGGAAGAAGGGACCGCTTGAGGGCTGGTTCGCCGTCAATCCGGATGACACGTTGGAGTATGTTCCGACGTCGAGTGAGGCGATGCACAACTCATATCGGGAGACGGTGGAAGATGCCAAGGGCAAGCCGTTCCGGGCTATCAGCATCGGGTACGCGTCGGAGCGGCAGGTCTTCTACACGTGTAACGGGGTTCGGCTGATCCTGGTCAAGCAGGATGAACCTCCGTTCTATCCTGGTAAGTCGCCGTCCGGGTATTACTATGACGCGTCAAGGCACACTGTAGACCGCTTCTATGACCCGCCGTTCCATGTGAAGGGCGAGGAGTGTCCTGCCGATTCGGTGACGGGCATTCTGAGATTTCAGGGGTATGTGTGGTGTCGTCGTAAGTACGATGGCGCTGAGTTCCTTCTGACGAAGGACCCTGATGGCAAGGCGGATGTGGACAAGTACTACATTAAGGCATTCTCGATCGGTCTGAACATGGACATTCTGGTGCGTTCGATCGATATCTCGTGCGCTAAATTCGAGGTTGTTCGATCATGATCGAACAACCACTCGAACTCACACCTGAGCAGGAGGTGAAGGTGGAGGCCATCGTCGCACAGCGGGATGGCCTCCGAGCCGCTTTGGACGTATCGGATACGGGGACGGGTAAGACCCTGTGTGCGGTGGAGGTGGCGAAGCGTCTTGAGCCGGCTACGACGTTGATCGTGGGGCCGGCGAAGCCGCAGATCGTAGCGGCGTGGAAGAAGACGTTCGCCAGGCAGGGCGTCGATTTGCCGTTCAAGCGTATCGACTCCAAACACCTCGACTACTTCGACGAGTTGTGTGCGCAAATCCCAGGCGTCTACTACGTGGGACGGGAGTACCTCGGCCTGTCGGATTTGAACGGGAAGAACGCTGAGAAGGGCAAGAAAAACCTCATCCCGTGGATTAAGGCCAAGCCTGACTTCGTCGTCTACGATGAAGTGCAGTCGGCGTCCAACCGTAAATCCGGACGGGCTAAGGCGATGTGGAGTCTGCGTTCCGCAGGCTTTAAGCTGGCCATGTCGGCGACGCCGCAGGGCAACCGCTTCGAGGGCCTGTGGTCGATTTGCCGCTGGTTGTGGTGGGGCGTGGAGGACCCGTCTCGTGTGCCGCTGTCCAGCGACAAGAGGGACTGGCTGTACGTGGAGGGATCGTTCCATCGATGGAAGGCGCGGTGGTGCGTCGTACAGGATAGTTGGATACACGATCGGTACGGTAGGCTGCAGAAGATTGAGACGATCGTTTCGGAGAAGCAGCCGGGCGCGTTCCTTCGGTCTCTGCCGTGCGTCGTCGGCCTTCCGGCCGACAAGAAGCCCGTGGACACGCGTATCGTCGAGTGCGAATTGACGCACAAGCAGCGTGAGATATACGACAGCCTGCAGTATGAGTTGATCACGGAGATCGAGGGCGGTTTGCTGGTGGCGTCTCTTCCGATTGTGAAGCTTGTGCGCCTGCGTCAGGTGGCGCTGGGTGAGCCGTGCATGGTGTACGACCCGGATATCAACATGGACAGGGTGACGTTCGACTCGGACTGCCGCTCCAGGAAGCTCGACATGTTGAACGCGCTGATCGAGAAGCATCACCCTCGGGACAAGGTGCTGGTGTTCACGTCGAGCCAACGGTTCGCGAATGCTATTGCACACAGGGTGTGTGCGAAGACAGCCCTGTACACGGGAGCGCAGTCGGCTAAGGCACGCAGTGAGGCGTTTGCAGGGTTCACAGCGGGGGATGTGCAGGTCTTGCTGTGCACTGTCGGCGCCGCGGCTGAGGGCCTGGACGGGCTGCAACGGGTGTGTCACGTCGAGGTGTGGCTGGACGAGGATCTGAACGGTATGCTGTGCGAACAGGCGAAGGGCCGACTGAACAGGATGGGCCAGCCTGCGGAGCGGATCATCCGCTACTATTTCCAGGCTCGGGACACGATGGACGACGGCACGTTCCAGCGCCTCGCACAGCAGGCGGAGAATAATCGTTCAGTACTGAACAAGTGATGCACTTCACACAACCCCGGCTTGCACGGCCGGGGTTGTGTGTGTACTGTGGAGACATAAGCCGACCGAGAGAAAGGACCGCATCATGACGATCACGGATTTCATCGAAGATCTTGAGAAAGCCCGCGCCAAGTACGGCGACCTGAAGCTGTTCGTGGCGCGGGGCTATCAGTTGTACCCAGTAGAGTCGCTCGACCTGTTCGATTGCCGCGTGGGGTATAACGAGCATTACGATGAGTTCTTCGAATCGAATAACGCCGGGTTCGGAGCCGAGGAGGCCGTTGTTCTCGGATAGTTGAGAAAGGAGGTACGCGATGTACGATTATATTAACGACCACTTAGAGGGCGCGCCGATGCTGTTCGATAACATGGACAAGTGTTACGCGTTTATTCCGGCTCTTGGTAAATGGTTGGACGTGAATGGTGCAGACTACTGTCTCGGTCTTGATGACATGCGCAAGCTCATGGAGGATGACCTGCTGTATTTTGCACCTGTACCGTTCATCCAACACGTGTGGGGCCAGCGTGACACGCAGCGTGCCACATTGGAACCGCACACCACACTGAAATACAAGGATGGGCCGATCATCTTGCACAACACCGGCGACGCACCCGCTATCATCGAGTGCAAACACATTATCAATTTCGCGATTAACAATGGCTGGGAGCTTCAACTGGTATGAGGAACGACGAACTGCTGTCACTGTTCACACCGCAGACGCGGCGCGACAAGCAGATCCGGGTAGGTGCATCAAACCTGTCCAATCCGTGTGCGCTGTGCCTGGCCGAAGACATCCTGCCGGGCATCAAGGATAAGAGCGGAGTGGCGCTCAAGCCTCGCGAGATGCGGGAGTCGAACTTCGTCATGGGGGCGCGGATCGGAACCGACATCCACCGCGGCTTGGAGTATTGGGCTAAGCGGCTCTTCCCCCAGTGGGAGCTGGAGCAGCGCTTCGAGCTCGGCCTTTACGAGAACTACGGGCTTATCCGGTCCACGGCCGACGCCTACGACCCCGAGGACGGGACGATCGTCGATTACAAGACGACTACCCGCTCCAAGCTGAAGGCGCTCAGCGCGGTGTTCTCAATGCATGGAGACGTACCGGACGTGACGGGTGACAGCGCTAAAGCCAAGTACATCGCCTACGTCGCACAGACCCACCTCTATGCGCTCGGCAAGGAGCGCCGCGACGGCGAGGGTACTGTGCGTAAGATCAAGGTCGTTTTCATTCCGAGGGACGCTTCGCAGGTGTCCGACGTAGAGATCTTCACGATTGACTACGACCGCGAAAAGGCCGAGCAGGTATGGCAGCGCGGGCAGCACATCATCGACGCCCTGTGCGACGGCTTCACGGACTTCCCCTCTTACCCGGGTTGTTATCGCTGCAACGTGTTGGCTGTCAAGAAGCGCGATTGAGGAAGGCAGGCGCGCGCAGTGAAAGAACAGGATGACATCCTCGAATACGGCTACATATCAGGCCTTATAGAAAGCCTCGAAGAGAGGAAGAAGGAACTCGCTGCAGCTATCAAGCAACGGCTGCAGGTCGGCGAGTCCGGAGTAGCTGGCCCGTACATAGTTACGCGAAGGGAGGTTCACCGTTTCGATATATCGAAGGCTGAAAAGGCTCTACCTAGAGATACGCTTCGACGTTGCTATGTTCAAAAGCTGGATCCGAAAAGAGTGAAATCACTGGCTTCGGTAGAGGAATATCTTCAATGCCTTAAGAGCACAGAACAGCTTTACATCCGTCAAGAGAAAGGAGAAGACGAATGACCGACTTCGACATCGAATCATTCATCATCAAACCCGACGAACTCAGCAAACCCGAGCAGATCCTCGTCTACTCCGACTACGGCCAGGGGAAGACGACGTTCGCCGCTTCGGCTGCTAAGTTCAAGCCCACCTCGCCTGTGCTGTACCTCGACCTCGAAGGCAGTACGACAGGCGTCACACGCGATGTTCCACCGGAAAACATCGACATCGTTAGGCCTAAGAACATGCCGATACCGGAGGGCATGACCAAGGAGGAAGGCTGGATCCACAACACGGACCGCATTCTTGTGGCGTTCCTCACAGGCGAGATGCCCCGTGAGTACAAGACGATCGTCATCGATCCGCTCAATGTCTACAACGACTGGTGTGCGGATCACTTCGAAGCCGTCGAGATGGCCAAGCAGAACCCCAACAAGTTCGCTATCTGGACGGAGGCAGCCAAGAAGACCACTGGATCGAACGGGATCTTCCCACTTCTGAAGGACGCCGGGGTGCTGTCCATCCTCGTAGTCCACCAGAAGACCGACGACAACGGGGTGGCAGACTTCGCCTGGCGCGGCTCCGGCTCGCGGGCCAAGGTTGGACAGACGCCCGACGTGGTGGTACATTTGTCACTGGACACCGACCGGAAGACCGGCGAGTCGCACACGGAAGCGCAGATGTTCGCATCCCGAACGATCGGGGCCAAGAACCGCTTCAACCTTCCTCCGTTCGTGGAGGACCTGACCATCGAAAAGCTCTGGAAGCTTTGCGATAACCACTGAGAGAGGAGAACACTATGGTACGCAAACCCGCTTACAAGGCATTCAAACTTGACGACAAGGAACTCAAGTCCGCTCTCGGAGCTGACGGCCACTTCGGAGGCCGCGGCGGTGCGGTCAAGGTTCCGGCGCCCGGGGTCTACCGGGCGATCATCTGCGATGTGGAGAAGGGTGAGTACAAGTCCGCTGCCAATGCAGGTCTACCGCGTCTCGTCGTTGACTTGAAGATCATCGAAGGCCCGACCGACGACTACGATGGCGCCATCGTCAAGGATTTCAACGTCCCGCTTCAACCGCACTGGAAGAACGGCAAGCTCAACTACAGTTTCCCGAACTTCTGGGAGGCCGTCGGCGCCTACGACCCCGACGAGGGCTTCCTGATCCCCGAAGACGAAACCGAACTCGTCGACCCCGACCAGACGGTCCTCGTCAAAATCGGGAACCGCCACAATGATCGAGGCTATGTCAACGCTACGGTCGAGACCTACTACGTGGACGACGGCAAACGCGAGCTGGAGCAGCTCGGTGAGCCGCTGAAGCCCAAGGTTGTGCAGGACGCACCCGCGGCTAAGGTCCAGCCGGCTCGGGACACGACGAGGAAGTTCAGCATCGGTTAAGAGGAAGGAGTAAGGAACGGCCCCAACGGGGCCGTTCCTGCTCTATAAGACACCGTCGGTTCGGAAGAGAAAGGAAGAGAAGAGAAGATGGAAGCAATAGAATTCCTGGACATGATCTATGGGGACATCGAAGGGTACATCAACATTGTGACGATGGATCCTCTCGATGAGGAGGAGACCGTTAAAAGCAAATTCGTCGAGTGGCCGGAGAAGCGCGACTTCGCCCAGCGCTACCTGTCGATGCGCGAGGATGAGAACACCTACTGCTCGGTCGGCGTCTTCACAGGCAAGAGCCGCTCAGGCGATGACGAAGGGGCTATGTGCAATGTCGTGTGGGCTGAGGCCGACACCTGCCCGCCGAGCGAATTCGAGGTCGAGCCTAGTTTGGTTGTGCGCACATCGAGAAGTCGCACGCATTGTTGGTGGGTCCTCGACAAGGCATACTCGCTGGCCGAGTGCTCAGAGGTTGCGAGGTCCATCTATCAGAGGCATCGCGATAAAGGCTGCGACTCCGGCTGGCAGGCGTCCAAGCTGCTTCGCGTTCCGGGCTCCGTTAACACGAAGTACGGCGCAGACTACCCCGTGCGCGTGGTGGAGAACACCGGCGCCGTTTACACGTTGGATGAGATTAAGGCGGTCTACCCCGTTGTGCGTCTCGAAGAGGCGAAGAAGGCCGGCGAAGCCCCTCCGATGTGCGATGATGAGAAGCTTCGCGTCATCGAAGATAAGCTCAAGACGCAGTCGCTTCGGTCCATGTACCTCGACGAGATCGAGGATGGGCGCCAGAGCTGGTCCCAGACAGCCAAGAAGTTCCAGATGGAGCTCTTCCGGTCAAAATTCACCGACAACGAGGTGTACCAGCTGATGCTCCGCGCACACTGCAACAAGTACAACCCCGTCTACGCTGGTCGGAAAACCAAGGAAGGCCACGCTATCCCGAAGCGCGACAACTGGGAGCAGTGCACGTGGAAGGAGGTTGAGAAGTTCAGCAAGGAGTACAAGGATAGCTTCACGCACCTCGACGAGAACGGAATTGCTCTCGGGGACGAAAGCTTTGCCAACGCCATCCGGGAATACCAAACCGGCGAGATACAGCTTCTCACCGACGACGAGGTGGCTTTCATAGAAAGCGACGACAACCCCACGTTTGTCAAGGATTACATAGACTACGGTCGTACAGTGACGGACACTGCGGACGCCTACCACGCCGCGCTGGGTATTGTGACGATGGCGACGACGATTGGCGCTTTCGGGTCTATCAACACGACGGGGGATGACGAGCAGGGGCTTCGCTTCTGGCCGCTTATCCTTGGCCCCTCCGGTACTGCGCACAAGACCACGGCCGTCAACGGAGCTCAGGCGGTCATCGACCTGTGTGGTACTCTGATAGGGCGTGCTAACAGTATCAAAGTGGCAAGCGACTCCACTATTCAGGCTATGAAGCGTGATATCGCTCCATTTCACAACACACCCACGTATATGGCGCTCGATGAGATCCAGGATAAGTTCCGAGATATCATGGACAACCGTGGGTCATGGAACGGCTTCGACGCCGGCCTGTGCAAACTGTTCAGCGGCGAAGTTGAGATGACGCGTCGTATCACCACGGAAGGCGTCGACAGGGCCAACGCACACCTCAATGTGATCCTCACAGGTATCTACGATGAGTCGATCGACATCCTCGAAATGCGCAACTTCAAGAACGGGTTCCTCACGAGATTCACGTGGGTAACATACATCGAAGAAGACAATGAGGGTAAGAGCGATGATAAGCCGAAGATCGCCGCCATGTTCAATAGCCGTCGAAAGTTCGGCAACAGCAAAGACCGCGACAGGAAAGCGCAGAAGCTCGCTCATACGCTGGCGGGTCGTGTCAATCAACTGTGCCGTGTGTGCTACAAGACTGACGACGTGCCCGATGTGGAACAGCGCTTGCAGGAACGGGACCTCGACGTGAACCGCATTCTGCTCGATGTGGACGACGAGGCTCTTGATCGCTACGAAACATGGTGTCTTAACGTACAGCGCTTCGACATCGTCGAAGATAAGTCATCGATCTTCGAATCCGCCTTCCGCAGGCTGTGCATCACCGTCCCCCAGGTGGCGGGATTGTTCAGCCTCATGGATAGAGAGGACGGCGTCATCACCAAGACACACATGCTGAACGCCATCTACTACGCCAACCATTGGGTACGGTGTCTGCTCAAGGCGCTCAACGACGTTACGGCCAGTCACTACGTCAAGCAGCAGGAGTCGGTCATGACGTTCATCCGCACGCACTGCGACAAGGCGAACCACGCCATCCTGTGCACGAAGGTCCGGGATAAATTCCCCGAGTTGGACGAGTGGACGTACAAGAACATCATCTCTTCGCTGCGAGGCAGGGGTCTCATCTCCGGCCCGGTCGAGCTCGAATACATTCGAGGCAAGGGTAAGAGCAAGAAGTCCAAGGGCTGGTTCTACACGATGGTGGTAGACGAATGAGAACTGTGCGATTCTATCTGGCATCCGGCGACATCGAGATGTTCAAGGAGGTGGCCGTGGCTGCCAATCCGGAGCTCGGACCCCTCGACTACGAGTGGTCAGACACCGAGGAAGGCGCCGCTGTCTTCGACCTCGAACCGTGGGACAACTGCGGCATCGACACGGCAGCTCAGTGGTTTGCTGGCGTTGTGCGACGCTATCTACTGGACAACGGCGCGTGGTCGTCGCCGTTCGGCGGAGAATGGTCGAGGATCCTATTCCTCGACATTGAGTCCCACGGAGTCGAGAAGCGCTGGTCCATGCCGCCGCGTGAGTTCTTCCGACTCGGGCAGTATGCGTGGGGTGAGGGCCCAGTAGTCTTAACGGAGGACTATGACGAAGTCATGGATGCTATTCGGAAAGCCGACGGCGTCGTGGTGCACAACGGCCACAACTTCGATCTGTCTGTGCTGTTCGGCAAAGACAGCGACGAACCACTGCGGATGACGATGGGCCGCAAGGTCATCGACACCATGGTGCTGGCTAATATCGCCTATCCTGCTCCGTCTGTCTATCTGGACAGGGCGGGGCGCCGCGTCGTCACCGACCTCAGCCCTTCGAATGTGCGCAGATGGCTGTCCCTCGACAACCTCGCACATCACCTGGGCCTGGAGGGCAAGGTGATGGATCTAAAAGACCTCGCCAAGCAATTCAATCCCCCGGGGACGAAGGTCGCCGATCTCGATTTCGGATTGATCCCGCTCGACGATCCGACGTTTCGCGAGTACTCCGAGCAGGATGTTGTGGTACTCAGGGGCATCTTCAAAGAGCTCCTGCTTCGTCATGAGGTCGACGAGTACGATTGGCGTGAACAATTGAAGGCGGCTATCAACGCGCAGATGTCGAGGAACGGCTTCCTCATCGACGCTGATAAGGCTTATGACAGGCTCTACGAGTTGGCGGATAGGAAAGAGAAACTACTCGATTATCTGCACAGGTCGGTGGGTATGCCACTCGATTCGAAGCAGCCGTGGCGGACGACTAAAGGCAAGCAGTGCGTCCTCGATGCCCTGGCTGCGTTCGGTGTGGACGAGTTCACGCACCCCGAGTGGCCGCGCACACCGACCGGCGCCCTGCAGCTGTCCGGCAGCGTCGTACAGGACCTCCTGAGAGGCCACGGAAGCCACGCTGAGGCCTTCGGAAAGGTCCTGGGTGAACTACTGGGCCAGCGCTCACTTGCGCAGCTCACAATCGATTGTCTGCAGCCTGACGGCCGTGTGCACCCCGAGGTCGACGATCTTCAGCGATCCGGACGCTCGTCGACGACGAAGCCCGGCCTGACCGTGTGGACGGCTCGCGGAGACAACGCCGTAGAGAAGTCCTATTTCATCCCAGACCCCGGCTCCAAGCTAGTGTCGTTTGACTACTCGAACGCGGATGCGAGGATCGTCGCCGGCTACGCACAGGATCCTGCATATCTGAAGAACTTCCTGCCTGGCGCCGACCCGCACGAGATCACGGGCCGTGCCGTCTGGGGCGATGACGAGTACGAGGCGCACATGCCGGACGGCTGGGAGGCGAACGGAGAGGCGCGCAAGCGCAACCCTTACCGGCAGAAAGCCAAGGCGCTCTCTCACGCTTGGAATTACGGCGGCGGGGCGAAGACGATCTCCAAGGCGTCGGGTCAGCCGTTGGGTACAGCCGAGCACTTCGTTGAGAAAATGGCGGAAGCCTACCCTTTGGTTGTGCGATGGCGTCAAGACTGCGCGGATCAAGGTGAGAGCGGCTACATCTACAACGCGTGGGGCCGGCGCATGAGTGTCAACATCGAGCGGTCGTATACCCAGTCCTCGGCGCTCATGGGTCAGTCGGGGACGAGGGAGATCATGACGGACGCGCTCATCCGCATGTTGAACTGTGACCTTCGTCTCATTCATTGGCTTCGCGCGCAAATCCACGACGAACTGATTTTCTCGATCCCCGAATCGGAGCTAGACTGGGCGGTGCCGAAAATCGCCGAGCTGATGTCCACGACGTGGAACGGAGTTGAGTTCACAGCCGCACACGGGCAGCCGGCAGATGACTGGGAGCACGCCTCCCACTGACGAAAGGAGAAACGTATGACGAAAGCAACGCTGTACACGAAGCCTGGCTGCGTCCAGTGCAAGATGACGAAGAAGGATCTGACGAAGAAAGGCATCCCTTTCGATGAGATCGATATCACCGAGGACCACGACGCGTTGTCATTCGTGTTGGGGCTCGGTTACAAACAAGCGCCGGTTGTGGTGATCGGCCAGACGCATTGGAGCGGGTTCCGCCCCGATATGGTAAGGAAGTTCGTTTGATGAACACGATCGACAGACAGTATGAGGTTCTTCTCGCAGACGTTCTGAAGCACGGAGTGGAGAAGAAGGATCGCACAGGGGTGGGGACTCTGTCCGTCTTCGGACGGCAGATTCGCTATGACCTGAACAACGGTTTCCCGCGTATCACGACGAAGTTCGTGCCGATGAAGGCTGTTAAAGCCGAGCTCCTTTGGCAAATCGAGGGGTCCACGTCTGAACCCAGGTTACGGGAGTTGGGTGCCAATTGGTGGGAACCGTGGGCAGATCGTGACGGGGAGCTCGGCCCTGTGTATGGACGTCAAATGCGAATGATAGCGTACACGGGAGCTGTTAAACCCTGGATTTTCAAAGCGCCACCCCTTAAATCCATTCCACTGTCGGGTGTTCTGCACCGGGGAAAGGACGTGAATATACGTAGCGTGTACGGCGTGGGTTATTATGGCGAGGCTGACTTTAACGACCCAGACTATAACATGCTCGTTGGCATTTGGCGGCAGATGATCCGGCGTTGTTATGATAAAAAATGCAAGACGTATAAGTATTATGGTGCTAAAGGTATACATGTAGAGGATAGTTGGCATTCCTTCGCCTGTTTCCAACAGGGCGTTAAGGGGATCCCGAACTGGGTTATGAAAAAGGAGTACCCCGATGATTTCTCGCTAGATAAAGACGTGTTGCACGCGTCTAACCGTTATGGTGCTGATACGTGCATGTGGGCGAGCCGTGATGTACAGCAAGCCAACATGTCTACATCCAACCCAGTGATGGCTGTGTCTCCAGGGGGCGATGAGATAATGAGAACGTCCATCGGCTCCTTTGAAAGACAAGAAGGACTGAACCTTTCAGCCATTCATCGTTGTGTGCATGGCAAACTAAAGACGCACCATGGCTGGAGTGGCTTCAGGTTTATGGAGGCGCCGCCCGGTATGGTATTACGATATAACCAGGTTGACCAGCTAGCCTACGTGGTGGCCTCGTTGAAGCATGACCCAGATTCCCGACGGCACGTGATGACCTTGTGGTCACCCGCTGCCATGCCGTTCCAAGCACTGCCGCCATGCCATGGCGTCGTCATCCAGTTCTATGTCGATGACGGACGTCTATCTTGCTCTATGTACCAGAGAAGTGCTGATTTATTCCTTGGGCTACCTACTAATATCGCGTCGTATTCCTTACTGACGCACATGATCGCACAGCAAACAGGCTACGACGTGGGCGAATTCATTTGGACGGGCGGAGATTGTCACGTATACAAGAACCACGTGGCTGCGGTGCGAGAACAAATCAGGCGCGAACCCTATCCATTTCCCGAGCTCAGCATCAAGAAGGCACCATCCATATTCGACTATCAAATGAGCGACATTTACGCATCGGCCGGGTACAAACACCACCCCGCCATCAAGGCCCCGGTGGCTGTATAATCGAAGACCCATCGTAGAAAGGACGAGATTTTGACTGTTAACATCGACCCGATCTCCACAGTGGAAGAGTACGTGGAGCAGGCGGATTGGCGCGTCAACGCGAACGCGAACCAGGGCTACTCCGTCGGCGGCCTCATTCTCAACGCCGCCGGCAAGACGATCGCGAACTATTGGCTGTCGAAGGTGTACAGCGAAGAAGAAGGAGCCGCACACAGAAACGGCGACTACCATATCCACGACCTCGACATGCTCGCGGGCTATTGTGCGGGCTGGTCTTTGAGGAGGCTACTGGAGGAGGGCTTCAACGGCGTCGCAGGTGCTATCGCCTCCAACCCGCCCCGGCACTTCAGGTCTGCCTGCGGCCAGATCGTCAACTTCTTCGGCACGCTGCAGAACGAGTGGGCGGGGGCCCAGGCCTTCTCGTCCTTCGACACGTACATGGCGCCGTTCATCCGGCTCGACAAGCTGGACTATGCGGAAGTCAAGCAGTCCATGCAGGAACTCATCTTCAATCTCAACGTCCCCAGTCGTTGGGGAAGCCAGTGCCCTTTCACCAACCTCACCTTCGACTGGACGTGCCCTGAGGATATCAAGGATAACCATCCGCTTATCGGGGGTGAACTGTGCGACTTCACGTACGGGGACCTCCAGGCCGAGATGGACACGATCAACCGCGCCTACATCGAGGTCATGATGGAAGGCGACGCCGACGGCCGCGTCTTCACCTTCCCTATCCCGACCTACAACATGACGAAGGACTTCGACTGGGAGTCGGACAACGCCCGCGCCCTGTTCGATATGACCGCGAAGTACGGCCTGCCCTACTTCCAGAACTTCATCAACTCCGAGCTCGACCCGGGCATGATCCGCTCGATGTGCTGCCGCCTCCAGCTCGACCTGCGCGAGCTCCTGAAGCGGGGCAACGGTTTGTTCGGCTCGGCCGAGCTCACGGGCTCCATAGGCGTCGTCACTGTGAACGCCGCAAGGCTTGGGTACATGTACGCAGGTGACGAAGAAGCACTTTATAACAGGCTCGACCATCTTATGGACCTCGCCTCGTCCACTCTTGAGAAGAAGAGGATCAAGATCGCTGCGCTGATGGAGCGAGGCCTCTTCCCTTACAGCAAGCGCTACCTCGGGGGGCTCGGCAACCACTTCTCCACGATCGGCGTCAACGGCGTCAACGAAGCCATCCGCAATTTCACACACGACAAGGAAGACATCACTACCGAGTGGGGTCATGACTTCGCAAAGAGGCTCCTCGCACACATGAGAGAGCGCCTCGTCCAGTATCAGGAGAAGACCGGCAACCTGTATAACCTGGAAGCCACTCCCGCAGAGGGTACTACTTACAGGTTCGCCAAGGAAGACCGTAAACGGTTCTCCAACATCATCCAGGCCGGAACGGACAAGAACCCTTACTACACGAATTCATCTCAGCTTCCTGTGTCGCACACGCAGGACGCATTCCAAGCTCTGGAAGAACAAGCAGATCTTCAGTCGATGTACACGGGCGGCACCGTCCTGCACCTGTACATGAACGAGAAGATCTCGTCCGGTGGGGTGTGCGCCAAATTGGTGAAGAGAGCGCTTACCAACTTCCACCTCCCTTATATCACGATCACCCCGACGTTCTCGATTTGCCCCAACCACGGCTATCTCGCCGGGGAGCATTTCGTGTGCGAGACGTGTGGTGAGGCATGCGAGGTGTGGACGCGCGTCATGGGTTACTTCAGGCCTGTGCAGTCGTTCAACATCGGGAAGAAGGGAGAGTACGCAGAGAGGACGTGCTTCACCGAGAAGGAGAGCGTGAAGGCGTGAGCGAAAGCAACGACCTTCAGGTGGCCGGACTGGTGCCGCTGTCGTCAGTGGACTGGCCCGGCCGGCTCGTAGCCACAGTGTTCTGCCAGGGCTGTCCGCTCAGGTGCCCCTATTGTCAGAACTCGGCCATCCTCGACAATCGCACACCGGGAGTCATCGCCTGGTCGGAGATCGAGGGTTTCCTCAAGAGAAGGAGGGGGCTGCTCGACGGCGTCGTCTTCACAGGTGGAGAGGCACTGCGCCAGGAGGCGGTCATCCCTGCCGCTGAGTCCACCGCAGATCTCGGCTTCGACGTGGGCGTCCACACGTCCGGCATGTTCCCGGACCGGCTGGAACGCATGATGCATGTCGTCGACTGGGTTGGCCTCGACGTTAAAGCTCGGCCTGAGGACTACAAAAAAGCCGTCGGTGTGCGAGGCGACAAGGTGTGGAAGACCCTCGATCTCGTGCTGGAGTCCGGCGTCGACTACGAGGTGCGCACAACCGTCTACCCCGAGTCGCTCATCGACTACAACTTCGAGGACCTCGTCTCCCAGCTGAAGCTGGCCGGTGTGCGCAACTTCGCCCTACAGGAGGCTCGCACAGAAGGCACCCCTGTGGCTTTTCAGTTGATGGCTGCCTCGTGGGATAGGAAGCGCTGGGAAAAGCGCAGACGGGAGCTCGTCGAATGCGTGCAAAATGCGGGCTTCGACCGCTATGTTCTCAGGCTCGCATAAGTGACAGACGACACACACAGAGGTGTTGACGGGGTTGGCTTCTTTCGCTACCATGGAGACATGGAGAAAGAAAGGAGCCAACCCCATGACACAGACGAACACTCTCAACGAGACACAACTCATTATATGCGTCCTCTTCATCGGCGCCATTGCACACCTCGTCGCCTACCAAATCTGGGCGACAAGAGGCGACCGAGGAATTGAGAACTACGATACGCGCATCAGGCCCTTCATGTGGACCGTCTGGGCATGGCCGTTCCACTATGGTGTGTTCGCCTGTCTGCTGATCGACTACCTGTGGGGCAACAAAGCGAAGGAAAGGAGATACTATGAATATCTGGGTCGTTATTATGCTTCTGGCATGGGCGGTGGCTATAGCCCTGCTGGACTGGCAGCTCCGCAGGTCAGCGAAGAGACTGAACGAGGCGATACGGGAAGCGAGGAGCATTGCTATTATCACCCGGCCTCTCGGTCATTCGTCGACGGCGGGTACTGGGGTTACGCACAGCAGTACCACGGACTCTGAGGACAAGTGATGACGACGTTACTAGCTATCGACCCCTGCGGGGTCGGTGGGACAACGGGGATTGTCCTCCTCGGCTACGAAGAAGACAAGCCGGCCAGGCTCCTCAACTCGTGGAATCCCGGAACCGATGAGACTTATGACTGGTTCTACAAGCGGATGTTCGACAGCATGGTTCAACCTAATGTTGTGGTGTGCGAGAGGTACGTCAACCGGAACATCCCCGGAGCCGACATCAATCCTGTCCGCGTCGAAGGCGCCGTGCACGTCTTCGGCCGGGCCCTCGGGAAGAAGATCCAGTGGCGCACACCCCAACAGCGGCTATTCGTCCGTGACGAGAACCTCCGCAAGCTCGGTCTCCTCTTCGAGAAAGTCGAGGACCATCACCACGATCGCCGAGAGGCCGCGCGCCACGCCGTTGCATACCTGGTAGAGCGCACACACCACAAACCCACCTATGAGAAAGGATGGCACTGATGATCAAGAAATGGAACACCGCGAGGTGGATTAGGAAATATTGCTACGACAACGAGGCACTGCACGTCGAAGACTGCTTCGAGTTGGCTGTGCGCCTAGGAAAGGCCGGCATCGGCTCCGTCTTCGAGTGGGATGCAGACGACCCGTTCTCGTCCCACCCCTGGAACGGCCAGGGTAACGGCTCGCACAGGTTCATCGACGTGCTGTTCAACATCATAGGACCGAGTTGGCTGTACACGCCGAACACAGACATCCACCGGTGGTGGAGACGCTATAAGGCAGGTGAGTAGGAAGAAGCCCCCGCATAAGCGGGGGCTTCTTCTATAGGTTGCGAGGTGCGTTAGCCGAGTGCCACCCAGCTGACGTGAACGTTCGAGTCAACACCCCACTTCCAGTTACACGCTGTGGCAACGCCGAATTGCTTCTTATCCACCGGGAATGCAATGATACTGTGCGTTATGGCATCTGTGACCTGGCACAGGAGCGAACGCGGGATGCGGTCAAGTTCCTCGGGGAAGGGCACAGTGAACGATTTTATATCGTATAGGTCCCACCTTTGGTACCCGGTCTCGAACACCCCGGCTGCCAGAACGGCCATCTGCGCACTGAAATAGGTGAACCCCGAGCCATCATGCTGAAGCTGAATACGGTCGTTCAGAATGTTGAAAACGATCGGCTCATCAGTCGTGCCCTCGATGCCTTGGCGCTTCAGCTCGTCTACCTTGTTCTGTGCGTCCCACCGCGACTTCACCGGGTAGACGACTTGCTTCCGCAGTTTTCCAACTGCGTTGGACACGGAAGAAGATATCGTGTTGAACAAACCCTGCAGGGGTTTGACTGGGTCCGTGCCCTCGATGTGCGCGATCCCGTTGCTGTCGGTTGTAGCCATTTTTCCTCTCTTTACGTGTTAGGCTGGTTGGATTCCATTACCAGTATAGTGCCGTTGAAGTAGTTGTACTCTTTCGGTTCCGGGTTGTGAGTCAACCTGTTCTCCCCAATAAGGCGGAAGACCACCTGTGTGACGCGCGGCACCGTCATGTTATAGAAGGCGTAGAGGTCGTAGTATCCAGCATTAATCTCCCCGTTGAACATTCCTGGCATTTGAGAGATGTAGTACTCTTCGTATTTCGTCTGCGTACCGCCCACAGGAGTCCAAGCGGTCTGGAGCACCAACTGCATCTTCGACCGAAAGGCATCCGACGATCCTTTATTCACGTAACGCCCACTACCGAAGAAGAAGAAATTCAAATAGCCCTTACCGTTCTCTGGGTAATTCAAGATGCTCTCAGCTATCATTACGTTATCTGTGTTAGGCCCGAGTCGTCGTAAATCCCCTGTGAGAGAACGGAATGACAGCTTGTTGTTGGTGTTGTCCAGATTTGACATCAAGCCGTTCAGGGAGTTGCGCACATTCCCGATCCCTAAGTTGTTGAGACCTGAGTTGATGGATGAGATCTCGTCCTGCACCCACGCTCCCCATGTGTCGCCGGCGCCGAGGTTCTTGTTAGGTATCATTCAGGCTTGTACTCCTTGTGCGGTTGATTGAACTGTAACACGTTGTATATCGTCTTCGGGATCTTTGCCTCATAATCGGCCAAGGTCGTGCCCGTATTGAGGGTGTTGGAGAATTCGTCGCAGGTGATACGCGACGTAGCCGTCACCGTGATCTCCTGGTTGTTCATGTCGACGTGCGTCGTCATGAATCGGTCCCCGCCGTAGTCGAAGGCCGACCCGGACGCCAGAAACAGGTCATTACCCGTGGTGGATGGTGTGCGCGACTCCAGGTTAGGCGACGTGAGTGTGATCGTCGGGATCGACCCCGACTTCTCCCACACAGCCCGGAGGCCGTTGTCGATCGCCAGCGACGGGGTGTTGATCAACGGGTTGTTGATCTGCTCCTCATCGCTGCCCAGTGTCGAGGATCCCGTGTGCGTCACGTACGTGTCCTCAGGGCCCATCACCAGCCCGGTGCCGCGAAAACGCAGCGAGTTGTAGTAGTTGGACGGACCCGAGGAGGCGGCGATGCGGAAAGGCGAGTAATCGGACGTTACCATACCGCGAACAGTCACGATGATCTGGTTATGGTTCTTTGGGTCCAGACGCACAGACAAGCTGCCACCCTGCCCTAGCCACTGGGACGCCGTAATCGGGAGCCCGTCGTTCCCGGACACACAGTACGCCGTGTACTCCAGGCCGGACGTGTCCTTCGCCGGGATGTAGTCTTTGCACTGTGTCACCCACGGCGTCATAGCCTCGATAACGTAAGCGTCGAGCGTGATCGTCTGCTCCACGGTCTTCCGAGCATCCACTTGGATGATCGTATCTTTCGACTCTTTGCTCAGCGGCAGATACTCGTTGTAGGCGTACCGCATAGGCCTGTACGTCGTCTTCACGGTCTTAGTGGACTGTGCGAGATCCACACTGTAGCTCATGCCCGTCACGTTGTTCATGCGTTCCTTCAGGAAGTTGTTGTCGCGAAGGAACAGCAGGTTCGAGTTCTGGCGGAGCATATACACGTTGTGAACCGCACACAGGGTGTTCAAATAATCCCACACGTTGAACGATCCGCCCGGGGCCATGATCACAGGATTGTACTGGTCGGACTTGATTAAGCCGTTCACGTATATCTTGTCATAGTCGCACAGCTTAAACAGCTCGACGACAACGTTTCGGAAATTATTGTACTGCGTGGGGACGACCTTTACCTGCTTGAGCTTATAACACAAGTCGTCAACGGTCACGGTGTTCGTCGAATAGTTAGAGGTGAACGTTCGCACATCCCCCCGGAATTCGTACACACTTGACACAGGGTGTTTGTTCGTCCACGTCGTTGACACGTCCGCCGGCTTGAAGAACCTGTCCGTCAACGTCATCACCGGGTAGCCCTTGGTGCCGCCCGGGACGCTGTACGACATGCGGTCCCACTGTGCGGAGAAGCTCTCCAGCGAACGGTCAGTCCTGTATTCGAAAGGCTCGGGTGCGATACTCACAGCAGCACCTTCTCAGTGAACGAAGCAGTCACAGCCACTTCGTAACCGTCGATAGCCGCACTGTATTCCTGTATCGAATATGGCTCCTTCTGCTGCAACGCGCCATAACCCATACCTGGGAGGAACGGACCGTGGTTGTCCGGAACGTCGTTGATCGTCTTAACGCGATCTGCAGGATAGGCCCTCAAACATATACTGGATATCCGGGAGCTCGCCCACATTTGAAGCTCGCCCCACGGGTTGTTGATGTTGTTCGCCGGGACCATCGTCGTCACGTAGCGGCTGTCGAACTCGCTGACTGCCTTGACAGCCGTCTCGTTGATCTGCACCGTCCCGTCCCCGCGGCACCCAGCCCACAGGTTATAGCCCTCGGGCCAGTGGATCTTCTGTCCGATCTGCCATATCCACGCGGGGTTCCACGACATCGCCGGAGCTCCGTTGTAGGTACCAGGTGTAGCGACGTGGGGGATATCATCCGTGAAAACAGTGGCGTTAGGCGTGTAGTGAGACATGAACAGCGGCAGAAGGTTCGTCTTCATCGCCAACGGGTCCACGTAGTAAAGCAGCTCGTTCGTGGACAGAAGATACAGCAGGGCAGCGTGCTCCGCCACCGTGTTGGCCGCCCACGTAAGCGTGAACTCCCTGTGCGTCAGGGCTGACCGTTTGGCGAAACCGTCACCCCGCAGCGTCGTGGCATTATAGTTGAAACCCACGCTGTTGCTCTGGAAGTTCGCTACGGGAGCGTCAATCCAGCGCATGTCGTTCAACGTGCCAAACCACACTTTGGGTCTTTTAGGCATTCCTATGCTCCTCTCCTCGATGCCATGGCGTTAGAGCCGTTGACCATCCCCACTATAGCATTGCCGTCTATCACCGTCGGCTTGTTGACTGCGCTCACCAGAATGTGCCTGTCCGTGCCGGACAGCTCGACGAGGATCGGGCCCCCGCCGAACCCGCTGCCCCCGGCACCGGACGATGCAGCCGAAGCCCCGGACGCAGCAGCCCGTCCCGAGTTGACGGCCTCCAGGAACCCGTATCCGACGGTCTGTGCGGCCTGACGGTTGATGACGAACTCGCCGGGCGTCAACATAGCCGGCACCGTATCCGTGGACTGCTTGCCGCCGCTGTAAGAGGAACCGCCGACCTTGCCGCCCGTCGAGAAGCCCCACGCCTGATTGAAACCGAACATGAACTGCCCGACCGACAGGCTTCGCAGATCCCGCACACGATTACACAGGTTGATGGCGTCCGTAGCAGCCTGGTTCATCGAGAACCCCGCCTGCTGTGCGCTGCTGATGATGCCGCTGAAAGCGCCGTAGCCGGCCTCCCGAATACCGTTGATCGCATAGGACATCCAACCGGCCTTGTTGCCTGCTACGTCCATCGAATAGGCGGAGCCGTGGGCCTGGTTGCCCATGTTGCCCAGCCCGTGTGCGGCAGTGTTGGCTGACCCGGCGGCCTTCCACATCTCCGCGCCGATGTTGCCCGTGATCTGCCCGAGCTGCTGGAATGTCACAGCTGCTTGCTCGGCGGCCCCTCCGACACCGCCTCCGCCGAGGGCTCCTCCAAGGCCGGCTGCATCTCCACCCGTGTTGTTCAGCGAGTTGCCGAGCTTGTCTGCGGCATCGCGGTTGTCATCCATCGAGTTCTGCGACTTGCGGTTCTTCGCCTCCAAGTCGGACAGGGCGCGCAGCGCCGGGTCCGCATTCACGCCAACCGTGAAGTTCCTGGGAACCCCGTTGATGACCTTCGACAGGTCTGTGAACGTAGCGGCGTACCGTTCGGTCTCCGCACGGGAGTAACCCATCGACGTCATGTTGTTGATGAATTCCGCACGCAAAGCAGAAGCGTAAGCAAGCACCTGCTGCTGGCTGGCCCCTGTGTTAGCGTAGGCTAGGATTTGCTTCTGGTAGGCTTCAACGAGCGACAACACGTTGCCGCGCTGCTCCCTCGCCGCGTCCGAGAAGCCCACAAGGTCACGCCGGGCTTTCGCCTGCGCGTCGGAGAGCTTCTGCATCGCCTCGTATAACTTCTGGTAGTTTCCGGCCTGGTCGCCCTCGGCGTTCTTACGGTCTGTGCGGTTCTTCTGCTGGGCGGCGGCGTTCTTCTGTAGCTCGGCGCGGATGTCGTCGGCCCGCAGCGTGTCACCGTAATCGACGGCTACCTTTAACTGGAACGTCAGCTTGTTCCGGTCCGACTGGAGCTTCGACAGTTCGGCGTCCAGCTCGGCGATCTTGTTCCGAGTGTCCTCGATCGATTTGTTGGCGTCGCCGATCTCCTTGTTCGCCGATTGAGCGTCCTTCGCCGCGGATTCGAAATACGACTTGATCGTCTTGAACGATTTCGCCGTCTCGTCCAAGGACTTCGGGAACTCCCAGCGGAAGTGGAACGCAGCGTTCGCCACAGACGACAGCTCGCTGATGTAGTCGGTGAAGGTCTTGATCTCCTTCGCCGCCTCTTTGATCTTCTTGCCCGCCTTCTTCGCACGATCCCCGAGCTTCCTCGTCCTATGCCTTGCCTTCTTCGCGTGCTTGGCGGCGTTCCTGGCGCCCCTCGCGAACCCCTGGTCAAGTGCTTTACCGAGATCCTTGATCGATGGCAGTGCAGCCGTAGACGACTTGCCGAGGCCCTGAAGCGATGCAGACGCCTCTTTCGAGAAGTCCTTACCCGTGGCGATACTCGCAGCGATCATGCCGATCGCCTGGCCTGCCTTCTGTGCGAGTGCAGCAGCCTTCGTTATCTGGTTAGCCGACTGCGTGGCTTTATTAGCCACCGCGTGAAGCCGCTGCTCGACCCTTTCCAACACCTGCACGGAGCCGACGCCGTGGCTGCGCAGCAGTTGCATGATCTGCTGGATATACGCGTTCATCACGCCGGCGTCGCCGCCGGACGCCTCAGCCGCTTGGCGCACAACAGCATAGAGAGCCTTCAGGTTAGCCCGACCGGCCTCCGAGAACTCATCGAAGTTCATGCCGTTCTTGTACAGGCTTTCGCCCAGGTTGGCGACGGCATCCTCCAGGTTGACGAATGCCTCGTCCCCAGACAGGGCGGAGTCGACGACTTTCTTGAGCTCCTTGGCCGCCTTATCGGCTTTCTCGCCCATCTCATCCATCTCGTCTCCGGCGTCTGCCGCGTCGCCCTTCAGACCCTTCAAGGTCTGCGATGCCAGGTCGGACTCGTTGCGCACACCATCAAAGGCTTTGTGTGCGTTGTCGTCGATCTTCTGAAGCGTCTCGATGATCGCCTTGCCGTCGATGAAGTTGATCTTTCCGGACGCTATCATCTCCTGGATCTTAGCTTTGAACGAGTCAATGTACTGGCTGGACCTCTGGGTGCTGCGCTCGATGTCGTCGGCCAGGAATCCGAACCCCTTGTTCCGGAACTCTTCCGCCATCTTCTTCTGCGAGTCGGTCATCTCCGAGTTGCCCTGCGTGACGAGCTTCGAATACTCTTGCACAGAGAAGCCCAGCTGTCGGAGCGTACCCAGCTGGTCGTCGGCGAACTGTTTGAAGCCCGTGTTGCCGGCGATCTGCTCGGCCATCTTCTTCAGCGAGTTCTCGCCGATCGCATACGTCTGCTTGTCTATCTCCTCCGTGGACTGCCCGGTCTTCTGTGCGAGAAGCTCCTGCGCCTGAGCCATAGCCTTCGTCTGGGCGTTCGCATCCGAGGTGGAGAACAGCTGAGAAGACACAGACTCTCCGGCCTTATTGGTTGCCTTCGCAAACACGTAGGCGGCGCTACCGCCCTCCTGGAAAGCCTTCGTGTCCTGCATCACAGACTGCGCCAGGTCAGCTTGTGCCTGCTCCAGGGCTTTCGCCTCCGCTCGGGCCTGCTCAGAGCGGCGAGTCCAGCCCTCGGTGAGTTTAGACAAACCCGTGAAGAACAGGGAGATGCCTGCTCCCGCGGCGAGACCCTTGAAGGCGCTCATAAGCCCTGATGTGGCCTTGGCAGCATTCCCGATCGAACCCGCCGCATCAGCCGCGCCACCCGACGCAGCCCCAGCAGCAGACCGAGACGCCGCCGCCTGGCCGGCGGCCCGCTGAGATGCGGCGGCCGACTGGGCGGCTCCGGCGTTCTTGTAGAGGGCTCCCGTCTGTTCGTTGACAGAAACCGTGGACAACTTGTAGAGCTTTACCGTCTCAGCGAGAGCGGACAGGAGGGAGCGGATCGACGTGATCGGATGCTGCATCGCGATGCCCATCGACCGCTGCGCCGTCGTCAACGCGTAGGCTCCGCCGAGCACAAGGGCCTGCTTCGCGTAGTAGCCGGCCAAAATACCACCGGCTGTCAGGAAGGCGCCGGCCAGTTTGGCGATCCACTGTGCGGCGGGGTTCTGTACGAGGTTCGCGAGGACTTGAACGAGACCCGTGAGGGAACCGAGCATGTCGCCGATGCCGGAGTTCGTAGAGCGGCCGATTTCGGCCTTCAGATTCGACCAGGCATTCTTCAACATCTCCAGTTTGCCGGCAGTGGTGGAGGCTATCTGGTTATACTGGTCGTTGAGCGTCTTCGAGTCGTTGTAGCCCGACTCGGCGTCGCGCATCGTCTGTTCAAGTGTCTTGTGCGCTTCGGCCAGACGGAGGATCGTCGGGACGTCACGGGACGCTTTAATACCCAGGTCTTTGAGCACACCGATAGCGCCCTGCCCCTGGTTCTTCAGCCCGGCGATGAACTTGACGAATATGTCAGAGAACTTCGACGTGCCCCACGCCGACTGGACTTCCTGCGCGGAAACCCCGGCCACCTTCGCGAACAGGTTGAGTTCGTCACCGCCGCCCCTGATAGCCTTCTGCATCTGGGTGAACATACGCGTGACGACACCACGCGAAAGCTCGGGGGCCACGCCGATCGACGCCAACGCACCGGACAGGCCGACCACCTGATATTCGGTGAGGCCTGCGAACTTGCCCATAGCGGAGATCTGCGTCGATGTGTTGGCGATCTGCGACTCAGTGGCAGCAGAGTTAACGCCGACCTTCAGGATCGAAGAGGCGATGTTGTCGAAGTTCTGGCCGGTCGTGCCCATGATCGTCTGGAAACGCGCGATCGTCTCACCCGACTTGTCAAGCGAAAGGTCGGTGGTAGCCGAGAGCTTAGCGACCGTCTCGGTGAAGTCCGTGATGGACTCCTTAGCGACACCCAACTGGCCGCCGAGTGCTGCGATGTTCGACAGGTCCTTGAAGTTCGTGGTCGTCACCGAGGCGGCCATCTGCTCCAGTTTGCCGCGTAGCTCGTCAGCCGACTTGCCTGCGATGTCGTTGGTCCGCTTCACCTGTGCGAAAGCCGACTCGTATTCCATCGACTCTTTGACGACCGTAGAGAAGGCGCCGAAGGCTGTCTTCGAGATGTTCTGCATGACGGCGGCCACGTCGTAGAGGGCGTAGCGCATATTGGATATGCGCGACTTCGCTTCTTCCGCGGCTTTACCGGCTCGGTCGAAGCCTTCCCCGGCTTCCCTGCCGCCGCGCCCGGCGCCGTCCAAGCCTTTGCCGATGTCGGCGCCGACGACCTTGCCTTTGATGTTGTCGAGGGCTTGTGCGATAGTGTTGATGGATTCCGCAGCCTCGTGGAGTTCAGACGTGCCCTGCACGTTGAACTCGATAGTCTGCTTAATATCAGGCATCACTCACTCCTGTTGTAGTAGTCCATCCTCGTGGGCAGGTCTCGCTCCGCATAGTCTGGCATGTACGGTGTCATCACAGTGTCCTTGCCCCATTTCTGCTTCTCCTCATAGGGAGGCGGATCAGTGGCTCGGTGTGTGCTGGTCCAATCATGCATCATCCTTGCTTTAGTAGCATAGCACGTTCTGTCTTCCGCACGCCATGCTATATCAGGATCCGTCGAATGACACAACCAGATAGGGTTACCACACCTTTGGCACGTCTCGTCCTTAACCGTCTTATAGGCCAACACGAGCTTATAGTCCAACTCTGTCCAATGCCCGAAAGGGTCAGGCTGGTTATAGATGACGGCGGTGGGCCTCATGTGCAGGTCCACCGCCGTCCTAACCATCGATAGAGCGCCGCTCCCCCCTTTTTCTTGGAGGGCGTCTATCAGAAATCCACCGTCACCGCGTTGTCATAGTCAGCAGAAGCACCGAGGAGGTTCATCGCACACACAAGCAGACCAAGATACTGTTCACCAGGCAGAGCATTCAGGATCTTCCGGATCTCCTCGGAGTTGAACTTCCGTTCATCCACGTTCCCTTCAGCGTCCTCGATCTTGTACAGTGTCTTCGACAGAAGCGCCAGGTAGGCTTCCGACACGCGCTTCGCCTTGTTCTTCGTCTTATCCGCGCTCTCGATGCCGAGCATCAGCTCTTCGCGCACATCGGCAGTCACCGACTGGAGGTGGAACGTCAGCTTAGAAGCGTCCCGCCTCTTCACCGCCTCCTTGATTACATCGGCGTCGGCCTGTTCTTTGATCAGCCGCTCCACATCCTGCACTGCCTCGGCGTCCAGGTACACGACCTTCTTCGCCTTCGGCGCGTTCGAACGGGACAGGACCTCAAAAATGTCCATGATTTAAATTCCTCTCTACTAGGCGTTAGGGTAACGTCATAAACAAGAATAGCACAGGGCGGAGAGGAGACGCCCTGTGCTATTCGGTCTGGTGTGCGCGTTACGCCACCGTCACCTTGACAGTCACATTCTCACACGCAGGATGGCTGACGATGACGTCAGCGCTGCCGGTCTTCAGCCCGGTCACCACGCCGAGCGGGCTCACCGTGACCGTTGACGTGTCCTTCGACAGGTAAGAGCACACGGAACGCGCCTGGTGGCCGTGGATCTTCGGCAGGATCGGCCGGTGTTCGTTGAGAGACACCGTAAGCGCCTCTGTGTCGGTGATCGCCGTCGTTCTGTCCTTGAAGATCCCGTTGACAGCCAGCTGGCCCTGCTGCAGGAACGAAACCGTGTAACGGGTCGGGTTGTCGCCCTCCAGCGTGTTCTTGTACGTGGACTCGATCATAAGGAACGCGCAGTACCACTGACCCGCAGCGATAGGGTCACGGCCCTTCAGAACACCGCGCACAACCAAAACCAGGTCGACGCGGGTCTTCTTGAACATGTTCCACGCCTTCGCGTAGATCGAGTTCACATCGTTCGGGTTCGTCGGGTAGTACATGGTGAGGGAGCCCTCGTACTGTGCGGCGCCGCGAGAAGAAGAACCTGCAGCGTCGAGCAGCGACAGAGACGACTGCTCCTTCGACGCCTTCGCAGCCGGGATCGTCGTGTCATCCCAGTTAATCGCATCACCGATAGCCACCGCGGAGTTCATCTCTTCCACGGTGATGCAGTTGATGTCCTTCACGGCCGCCTTGGGCAGCACCCAGACGTTAACGTGTTCGTTGGAGAGTACTTTCTTATCCATTATGCGGCCACCTTCTCGTTGAGGACGAACGCGCCGTTCTGCAGGAAGTTCGGCTCGTACTTAATGAAGCCATTCGACTCATACCCGTCGACCGGGTAGTCAGTCTGGAAGCGGTAGATGCTGAACACATCCCCGACATCGAACGGTTTGTTCGGGCGCTTGCCGATACGCTCCACGATGAACAGCGTGATGTCGGGCTTCATCGTGATGTCGCGGATCATGTTGAACACGCCCTGGTCGTCCACGCTCTCGTCCCGGAGAGCCGTGAACTTGCCCTCGTACTTCGCAAGGGTCGGGTTCTCCACTTCGGAGATATCGCAGATCGTCCGAGTCGTGTCAGTGTCCGGGTCAGTCTCGCCGAGCGAGTATCCATCCAGGATCGCACACGACACATTGAACACCAGGTTTCGCGGGTTGTCGGTCGCACTGAACTGTGCGTTGAGTTCCGCCGCCGTAGGATGCTGCCAGTCAGCGAACGCTTCAGGAGCGGCGAAGAGAATAGTCACGTTGCCGCGAAGCATGCGAACTTCGTTAGCCACTGTGCTTCCCCCTTTTCTCGTTGTCGTTGTCAATGAAACAGTCGCTACAAGGCTCTTCCTCGGTTATCGGAACCAGCGTGCCGAAGAACTGAGCGAAGTCATCCGGGTACGTACCGATGTCCCCGGTGTTCATGTCTTTGTAGAGGCCCATATACACCATCCTATCAAATGCGGTTTTTGAGGTTCGTGATGAAGGAGCAGTACAGCTCGTAGCCGCACTGCACCACTTTGTGGTTCGTCCCGGCGTAGTTCAAGCCCTGACCGCCGTGCACGGTGATACCCCCGCTGTTGTCAGGCTCGAAACCGACCAGACCCCATAGAATCCTCTCCCCTATTTCCCGTGCATGCTGTGCGGTGAGGGCTCGCACATGGCACAGGAAGAACACCCTGTAGCCGTCGTTCAGTTGGGAGACGATGCTCGTCGCCTGACTGATGTGCGACGGTGTGCCGAACACGACTGCAATATACGGCATCTTCTGGCCCTCATCGAAATCAGGCAAAGCAACTTCTTCGCACACGCGATTGGCCGGCACCTCGGAGAGCTTGCGGACCTTAGCCATGACGTCATCGATGTACTTGGCCATGCGTCACCCGCCCCATTTCCAGATGCGGCGGGTCTCCGTATAAACCTCTTTACTGGTCTTCTCGGCGAGCTTCACCTGCTTCTCCACTTTCTCCAAGGCTTTCATGCCCCACACTCTATCATCGCCGTACTCCTGTCCGAGGATATAGTCGTGGTCCCAGCCGCCGTCGAACTTATTGGACCCTTCGATCCACCCGTACTCGACGGTGACGTTGTCCGGGATGATGACGCTCACGCTGTCATGCATGTGCCCCGTCCAGATACGGCCTATCTTCCCGGGCACAAGAGCAGATGGGGTCTTCTCAATCGTGTCTTGCAGTGCCGGCGGGATCTCCTCCGACAACTTGTCGATGACGTTCGCGAACAGGTCGTATTCCCTGAAGTCCTGGACGCGCTTAGCGTATTTCGTGAACTTATTGGCTCCGATCTTCGTGCGGATCTTCATGTCGGTTACGCCTCCGCTTTGTTCATCGGAGTGTTGCAGATGATCGTCCGCTCGAACGACTGTGAAGCATCCACCAATGAAGCCACCGTCATCAGGTAGCCTACCATGTGCGGTGTATCTTGGGTCTTTACGACTTTGATACGTGCAGCCATCGGAATGTTCAGCGACATCGTCGATCGTGGCAGCTGAACTCGCACACGGTTAGTCGTCTGGGGGGCGATCTGGTCGTTCGCTACCTCAGGTTGGCGTATCGGCTGTATACGCGCTTTCCCAGAATATACGACTGAGCCATAATCATAGCTGTCAGTCTTAGCGTCATATTTGATGTTCTTGCCATCATAGATAGTCACCTCGTCGACCATATAGCGTTCGACGCGTTTAGCCGCCATCGCCAGACGGCCCTCAGCTATACCGGCCAAGGAACTCCCTCGCTCTCTCGAACACGTCGTCGCCCCTCATCGGGACGAGCACAAGGCCCTCGCCGTTCTCCAAGGCGTCCCCCTGTGCGTCGTACTTATCAGCCAGGGCGAGGAGGGCGTCGATGTTCTTGTCTCCGCCGGACAGTGTGAAGTCATCGGCCTTGACATTCTCAACCCCACCCTCCGATACGAGCTTCGCAGCATAAGCGCGCAAAGCAGCCGCAGCGGCCTTGAACACGTTCGTGTACAACCCGCACAACCGTTCGAGCAGTTTGGGGTCGAGGTCGATGCCGGGCAGGAAGAGCTTCAACTCGTCCACAGTTATCTTCGCCACGTCGGCTCCTTTCCACTGCAGGAAACCCCGCCCCTTGTGAGGGCGGGGTTTCCATCCTTGTCGGGTATCGTTATCAGGCGCCCGCACCGCTGGAGGCCAGAGTGCCCTCCGGAGCGATGAAAGCAGACTTGACGAGGTGACGGATCTTCGTCCTGTACGCATCATTATCGAACGAGCCGTCCAGCTCGGAACTGTTCGTGGTCTTCTCGACGAAGATCTTCGGAGCGGTCTCGCCCTCAAGGAACACGTTCACGATGTTCTTGCGGGGCATCGAGTTCTTCGGGGGCAGAAGGAACCAGCACTTGTCGGCGTAGTCTCCGGCGATAAGCGCAAGCTCGGGCACCTCGAAGACATTCGCGACCTTCCCAGACACCGTGTTCCCCATCACCTGGGTCTCAGTGCCGTTCTGGCGGCGAATCTCGACGACCTTCATGATCTGCTCGGCGCGGCTCGCCAGGGCCGGAGGGACGATCAGGTTGAACTTCGTCGGCATGATGATCCGGCGGCCGTTGTACTTGGTGGTGGCCAGCTGTGCGAAAGCCTTCTCAAGCGCCTCGATGCTCAGCTCGGGGTTTCCCGCCAGGACGTTCTTGTTAGCGGCCTTGAAGTTCGTCGTGTTCAGGCCAGTAGGCTGAACCAGCTGCAGGGCAGCCTCAATCGACTCCTGGTTGGCAGCGCGCCGGCCAAGTTCCTTCGTGATCCGAGGAATCAAGCCCCAGTCGGCGCCGTAACGCTTCAGGGTCTCCCACGAAAGCGGGATCTGGACGCCGGCCTTCGCCAGCTTCAGCTTGAACTGCTCTGCCTTCAGACCGAGGATCGGGTATTCGCCGAGCTCTCCGACAGCGGGCAGCCCCTGTGCGACATAACCCTTACCGTCCTTGCGCACAGGGATATTGTCGTCCGTGAAATCGAAGCTGAAGTAGGGAACAGTCTCGAAGTCGGGTGTTTCAAGGGTGTCCGCCCATTCGCGCCAGTTCGACGGAACCTGCTGGTATTCGCCCTGCATGATCTTGTTCATGGTCGGGCCGAGATTGACCGGAAGGTCCGAGGTCGAGATGGCCTCGCTCAGGTCCTTACGGGCCGAGTTGCGCACACGAATATCATCGGCGTGAAGCGCCTTGTGCAGAAGGATACCCGCCTTGTAGGCTTCCCTCGCGTTGATTGCCATGTAGATATCCTCCTTAGAGCCAAGCCTGGGTCAGCTTGACAGCGTACTTGGTCGAGGCACTCGACAGCGGGTTGAGCACGAAGCCCACCACGATCTTGCCCTTGGGGTCGGCAGCGATCTCAGGCTTAGCAGCCTTTCCGGTTTCGGTGGCGCCGTCGATCGTGACGATGTCCCCGGCCTTGACGGATCCGTCCAGTCCGAGGTGTGCGATACCCTCGAAGGCGAGCGTCGAATAGAAGTTGTTGTCTTCTTTGGGCGTAGCAGAGGTGAGGGCCACGGCCCCGACCTTGCCGACGGCGACGACATCGCCCGACTTGACGGCCGCGTCGACCTGGACCTCGTAGGTGTCCCCGCCCTTGACGTGATTCTGTGCCATGTGCGTATCCTCCTTACCAGGTCAGCTTGGCGAATTCGGCTTCGAAATCGTCGGCGCCCTTACCGGAAGGCACATGCTCAGGGGCGAAGCCGCCCGACAGGCTCTCGCGGATAGACTCGACGAGTTTGGTCTCACGGTCCAGGATCGCCTTCGCGTCATAACCGCGGGCGATAGCCTCGGCAACCCGCACACGGGAAACCTCGGGGAGATCGGAGTCGGTGAGAGCAAGGATGGCCTCCTTAGCCTTCTTGGCCTTATCCTCCTCTTCCTCCTTGGCCTTCTTGGCGTCCTCTTCGTCCTCTTCGTCCTTCTTCTTGGCCTTATCGGCGAGAGCTTCGACGAGAGCAGAGAGCTTGGTGTCCAGGGCCTCAAGGGCTTCCTTGAACTCTTTGTCCATTCTCTTCCTTTCGGAATTGTGTTTGTTGCTGCTACCCATAATAGCATTTCCTTTTTTGAACGACTCCAGTGCCTCGACGAGGCGTCCGCCAGCGCCTGGAACTGTGACGAAATCAACGGAATTGACGGGGGACGGTATAAACGACTCTATCACAGGCGGAACGTCTTCAGCCATGACCACGTCGTCGGTCTGCGCCAATTGGGCACCACAGTGAATGGACACACCGATGATATCCGAAACCTGTTCAATAAACGGCGCCCATTGCTCCAACACTTCGATCGTGGCATACATCCCGGGTTCGGGGCTGTCACTCCAGTAGGGTGTTTCAGCGATCACGGCGGCAAGTTTCGTCAGAGTCCCTTCGGGACGGTCCAATTGTTCTGACTCAGACGCATGATCGATATACATATGCGTTCCAATCGGGAAGGCCTCAGCGAAGCTGCCCTGCAGCGCCTCTTTGGTGTATATACCCGTCGACCCCGCCCCTTCAGCGATAAGGCGCACAAGCCACTTACGGGTGCCTTTGATGGGCTTGAGAACACTAGTAGTCGTGCTCTCTTGGATTTCACTTTTCATCTTCAGTGTCTCCTTGGTTGAATCCGCCCGGAACGGCGCCCTGGTTGCCCTGGCGTGCCACAGGGTCACGCACAGCATCGCCGTCGTCCCCACCTGACACATTACCATTCTTCAAAAAAGCGTTCGGCTCAGGCAGCTCGTCGCCGTGGATATCCGGCACAGCCAGCAGGTTGAGCACAGCCTGACGGTACTCGTCCTGATGGATAGCCCCAGTCGACATAGACGTAGCGAGCGACTGCAAAGCCCGGTAAGTCGGGTCCTGCTCAATCGACGGGAACTTGATATCCACATCCTTCACCGACGGGTCCACGTCCATCATCACCTGCTTGAAGAAATCACGCCACTTACGCTGCTCCAGCTTGAAGCCGTTGATCGTCGGCCGATCCAGCGTCGTCGCAGCACCATATGAACCGCCAGTAGCACCAGGCGACGACAGCAGCGCGATGACCGGGATCCCGAACGAGGCAGCCACCAGAGCAGCCAGCGGTTGACCGTTCCCGTAGTTGACCTGTGCGCTCGGGACACCCACACCAGCCAGAGACTGATTGGGCCCCAAGCTCGCCGTGGCACCTACCACGTCTCCGCGGTTCGAGATCTCCACAGCCGACTGCCTCTTGCCCTGATTGTTACTGTTGACAATCGCCCACGCGATCTTCGACAAAGCCTTCGAAAGCCGCGCCGAATCCCGAAGGTAACCCGAGTAGGCGACGCTCCACAACGCAGCAGCCAACGAGTCAGGCGCCCCAAACGCGTGTCCCGCATGCCTGCCCGACGACAGAATGTACACGACGTAGTTGCCGTTCACTTCGTAGGCTGTGTTCGGCGGCTTCCTCAATCGCTGCACACTCCGCCTGTACTCGGCCGTAGGGAACCACTGGCTGATCGTGCTCTGCCCATCCGGGGTCCATGTGCGACGCACATACTTCACAATCGACGAGTCGAACGAATCCCGAACGATCTCCTCGATCTCCTCCACCGGCACCAGCGTCAGCTTGTCGGTGTGCACTTCGCGGAACAGGAACACGTTCCCAGCACAGAACCTCTCCAAGTTGAGGCTCTCCATAGCCGATGCTGAGAACAGCGTCCTCTGCGCCGACTCCGACTTGATGAACTTATCCAACTTCGACGACGTGTCGCTGAACACCAGGTCGTCGCCGAAAATGTAGCTCGTCCTCAGCTGTGCGCCCCGCTTATGCAGCGGGTGGTCGCGTGCCATGTCCCGAAGGCCGCGCACAACCTCATGGATGAAAGCCAGCGTCAGGCCCTTGTCGTCGGCGTAGCTGACCCAGTTGGCACCCTCGTCGAGGAGGTAGGACCTCTGCGCCTCGTTGATGAACGCAATACCCTCGTCGCTAAACGAGTATGCGGTTGAATCCAAAAGTCTCCCCCATTTCCATTAGGTAGCTGTCTTCGTCGTCATCCATCATGTCCCCCGCGTCGGAGAACACAGTATCCTGCTGGACGGCGTCACGTATGTTCTGGTCTGTTATCGCAGCATACACTGCCGCGTCGGCTAAGTCGGGAGACTTGCCGACGTCCTTCTTCAACTTGTCTTTCGAGTCCAGGACAAGCCCGCCGGACATCGTATTGTATGAGTAGCCGACGGACAGCAGCTCGTCGTGCAGGTCGATATCCAACGGGTCCAGATCCAGCTCTCCTGTGCGGCACCTGTACCTGAAGGAGTCCCACATGTAGGAGCGGTAGTTGTGCCAACGGCCTCTGTCGGGGCTCGACATAGACCCGCGCACAGCCAGAATGTCGTAGGTGCGGTTAGCGTATGAGTTGAGGATGTCGAACATGCCACCCCCGATACCGTCGCAGTCGATCGCCACGGCGTGTGCGCCCTCACGAAGAGCCAGGTCGTGCACCCGCTGTGCGCTGTGCACCAGGTCCGTCTTCGCCCACGAATCCACGAAGCGCACAACCCCGTTCACGCACAGGTATACGACGGAGCGGTCCGCGCCGAACCGCGCCACGTCCACACCCAACACAGGCCGGCCGATCCGCTCCCTTTCCGTCAAACACGCCTTCTCCACGTCGCCCGGCAAAATCAGTGAATCCTCGATGTCGAACGCGAACTCGCCTAGGACGCGCGCCTTGAACCTGGCGCTGTCCTCCCCATATTCCAGTTTCTTCTGCTCCACGTAGGACGGTCCGGTGAGCTTCTGCAGCACCTTCTGCGGCATAGGCTCGCCTGTGAAGTTCGGACTCTCCAGGACCGAGATGGACATGCGCTTCCAGTTCTCCATCTCCTCTTTGAAGATCTTCCCCAGGTAGCTCATCGGGTCCGTCGGATTTGCAATCAGCACACGCCGCGATGCCTCGTTCGTCGTAATGTTCGCCAGGGCGTCGATCAGCTCGCCGGACAGCCCACACGCCTCGTCTCCGATCGCCAACACGTCGCCGTGGATGCCCTGGAACGAGTTGCCGCCCAGGTTGTCCGGCGGCTTCCTTCCGCGCCCCAGAGGTAGCTTCGTCACGTCGTCCTTCCACTGGACGTCCATCGTGATCCGCCCCGGCAACTTATGGTCGACCAGCCCCTCGTCGAAGCGTCTCTCCACGATGTCCTTCAGCTGCATCACTTCGCGCCACAGCACGTCCTGCACCTGCGCCATCGACGGCGCCGTCGAAATCACATAGCAGTGGGGGTAGCGGGTATCGACCCACCAGCAGATCAGCACAGCCATAAGTCGGGATTTCCCCACCCCGTGGCCTGCCTTCACGGCCGTTGAATTATTCTCCACTACGGCCCGGGCGATCTCCCGCTGCTTACTCCACAACGTCCCCTCGTCCGTGCCCAGCATGTACTGGGCCCAGCCCACCGGGTCGGACTTGAAGCTGTCCTGCCTCCTGTGCGCCTTGACGGTGGCGATAGCGCTGTCGATCGCGCTAGCTTTGATCAGCATGGGCCTCCTTCAGCGCCTGATAGAACACTTCGTCCATCGCCTCCGGGTCAAGCAGCTGCCCGTTCGAATACGCGCTTGCTATATATGTGCGCACACGCTCCCAGGCGTCCTCCACCAGGTCGAGGATCAGCCGGGTCTGCTGCTTCGTCACCCTGGCCTCTTCCTCGTCGTTGTACTCCTTCACCTTGTCCAAGCGGTCGCCGAGCTGCTTCAAGACGCTGTTGACCGCCTCGATGTGCCGGGCGGCTATCTCGTCCGACTCGAAGCACTTCTCCAGGAAGTTAAAAGCGCGCGTCTTCAAGTCGTACATGTCGGCGATCAGCATCTGTTGGCGTTCGAGGTTCGTCCACACGTCGTTGCGCTTCAGCAAGGAGCGCACACGGGCAAGGCACGTCTCGGCAGGCAGGCCGAGCTCCTCGGACATCTCAGAGGGGCTGGCCCCCGCCTGTGCGAGGGTGAGCAGCCGCCTGTCGTCCATCGCAAGCTCGCCGGTCGACTTCTGGATAGCGAAGCGATCCCTGTCGTTCTTAACCAGCTCTTTGGACGCCGTCTTGCCCCGTGCGGGGGCTTGGTCCTTTTTCTTTTTCGTCGTTTTCTTGGGCGCGGTCATCGCAGCCCCCTGTACCGGATCACCACCGGCGCCTCAAGCGGGTCGCACACCTTCACAGTAGGCCGCTCGGCCGTGGTGTGTATGGTTACGCAGAACGTGCCGCCCTCCGTGTTCAGCGACGCGACCTTCGTCTCTGCTGCATTGGCGAACACCGTCAGATACACAGCCTTTACGCTCTTGGCCAGCGCAACGTCCAGGTCGAGGCTGGGCAACGTGCCGCTAAGCGTCGCAATCGACCCGTTAGCAGTGGCTAAGCGGCTCGTTTGAACGTCGATTCTCATGAAACTCCCTCTCTAGTCAGGCTTAAGAGGAATACTACCACGCGCACAGCAGACCCCGCCGGGGCATAGCGCTCACCCGGCGGGGTCCTGAGAGAAAGGAGCTTACCTGAACACCTTAACATACTTCTGCAGCCGGCGTCTAGGGCCGGCCATGTGGTCGTACAGCAGCACCCAGCGGTCGTCCAGCGTGGGGGCCCATGTGATGCTGTCCTGTGCGGTGATCGGCTGGATCTCGTCGTCCACCGCCAGAACGGACACGTAAGCGTCCAGCCTGAACGGCAGCCTGTCCAGGTCGTGGGCTGTAATGAACGCCTGGAACGTCTCGTGCCCGCCGATAACCCACGCTTCGTCCCGACCCCCTGCGAGGGTCTGCTCTATAGCCGCGTACGGGCTCGCCACGGCCTTAATCGATTTGGTCGACTTCATCGTCCGACTCAGCACGATGTTCGTCCTGTTAGGCAGTTTCTTGCTGCGTTGCGGCAGGGATT